ACCGAATGGGTGACGACGCCAAGGGCGATTCAGTCACCATCAAGTTCCTCAACGAAGAGAACGACCGACTGAAGCGTCAGAAGGAAGCATCAAGCGGACCATGCGGATGCCAAGCATACCGCGACCTCGAAGAAGCGCGAGGCCGTGCAGAGGGTGAGGTTGAACTTCTTCAGGGTACCATCAAAGAGCTCGAAGAGTTTAATGCTGAGCTAAGCAAGCAGAATGTAAGTCTTGCCGAAGGCAAACCCACCATGCCCGTCATCCCCAAGGCAGTCGCCATCGCCATCTTCCGTGAGGGGGTACAACACGGGGTAGAGGCCGCATGCACCGAGCTTGAAGGGCAAACCATTATGGTCGAAGAGAGTGAGTACGTCAGCAACTTCGAGGTGAGCTTCACCAAAGAGATTGACCTCGACGACGAGCTTGACCTTGACTGGATGCGTGGCAAGCTTGGGCGGTACGACGAAGGGTTCGTCACTGACGCACTCAGCAACCTGTGTGCAGACAAAGAGTTCGAGTGCCGTATCCACGGGGTGGACGACCAAAAAGAAAAGAAGAATGACTAAAACAAATTAAAACAATGACACAGCCCAAATACACACAAGAAACCATTTCAGAAATCGAAGACTTTTTTCAGTCGAATTTCAATCAAACATCTATCAATCGCGTTCAGTCTGGAGACAGCGAAGGTCAGCTATACGTATCATATAGATACTTAAACCCTGAGCAAAAGAAAATCTTGGAAGACTTTTCAGTCAACAAGCTTGGCAACTCTTTCAAGGTTGTGCAAACTCAAATCAATTCACGAGTCAGGAAGGGAAACCTATTTCTCGGGAAACAAGAAGAGCAAAAGCCCAAGGCCACAAATGAATCAATGACTAAGAACGTAATTGTAAAGTGTTCTCAGTTGGTTCGTGAGAACAAGATGTCGCATTCAGACATGTGTGAGATTATTGACAACCTATACTCATGACTGACGAATACATGGACGAACTATGGGCGAAGATCGAGGCCCGCATGAAGCATTTCGAAGAGACTGCATCACATCAAGACAAGATGATTCTTGACTGCATGGTCAGGGATTGGGAAGCTAAAATGAAGCTAAAAATTCAAAATGAGAAAGAAAAAGAAACGTTTCCAGGTGAGATTTCACCTTGGTAAAGGACCCAACTACATGTGTTGGCAAGTAAAGGACTACGGGCTCAACCCTGCCGCCAACAACGGCAGACCTGACACCGACTACTACGCCCCGTCTAACGTATCCCTTGAGCTAACCAAGTGCGTGCTTAAGAACTCACCAACAACAGCCAAGCGTATTTATGACGGGGAACACAAGACCGTGTGTGCTTGGGTAGAGTGCGACATGGTGGACGTACATTACAAGAAAGACCCTTCGTTCAAGGAGGTAGACACAAAGAACCTGCGTAAGTACAAGTACAACCCCAAGAAAAACCTGCACTGGTTTACCAGCAAGCAATCCAATGTGGACGACAAGGAGCTGGTCAAGATGCACACAAACAGCAGAGCACTTTATGGACGAGTCAATTAAGAAATTTATAGAAGCAATAAAAAGAGGTCAGTACGGAAGCAGACGCCAACGACGACGCCTCATGCAAAGAGAACTCAAAAGATTACAAAAAAAGAATGACACAAGAACAAGTGATGGAGTGGATGGAAAAGTATCTCGACGGGACGAAAGCAGAGGAGACAGCCCTCGGGATGATAAAGCTTGACATCGACGAGCACGGATTTGATAACTGGGTTGAACTACCAGCCATCCCTATCGTAGAGTGGTACATATCAGCCACCGAAGAAGTGGCAGACCAACTCATTCAAGACTACAGCACAATCAAGGGTGTAGAAGACATCATTGGTCAGGCTGGCATTGGGCAATCCTATGCGCTCAAAGAACCAGAATGCCTTGTTGCTTTCAAAGACGGAGTTATGGACGTTATGAACTCAATGCTTATCTATCTCACCACACAGGAAATGGCAAGAGCATACTATGGAGAACAATCAAATTGAAGACATGATGCGCGAGGTGCGTCATGAATACGAACAAAGGCAAGGGTACACCATTGACGACAAGTCTAGACTCTCGCACTACGTGCAAGACAGGGTAGCCCTTTCAAATGCGTTCAGGCCCTACACCACGTTTGCTAAAATCGGTGCCGTGTTCGGCAAAGACCACGCAACCATCATACACTACACAAGGGAGCACGAGCCCATGGTGAATACATATCCTAGCTACATCTCTAGATACCAGCTTGCGATAGAGCTCACCAACAAGGTGGCAGATAGGTTCGCCATCATCCCGCAAGTCAAGATTGGCAGAAACAGGAACCTGCACAACGAGCTACGAACAATCAAGAAAACAATCAAAAACCTACAATCATTTCAGAAAAAAATCGAGACATCCCTTGGAATCAATGAATCGGATACGTAAGTTTGCACGGAAGTTAAAGGTCATCTGGAACGAAGACATCCTCTACTGGATTGAGGATTGGTTCTTCTGGAAGTTCAAGTACCCGCGGGTATACAAGGACAAGAGATGCCTTAGGTGTGGACACCCACTAGATTCTGATTACTGCAACGACTGTATTTGTCACACATTTATTTAATTCATTATCATCATGTCGAACTACAAGTTCAAAACCACGAACATCCGTGGTAAAGCGTATGTTGAAGTCAACGAGCGCATCAAATTCTTCCGTCAAGAAAACAAGTATGACGGGTGGGGTATCCACACTGATATCAACATGCTCGATGGCGAGCAGTGCCTGTGCAAATGCACTATTGTAAACGCAAGTGGTGAGGTCATGGCTCAGGGCCACGCTCACGAAGTCAAGTCATCATCCAACATCAACAAAACAAGCTATGTCGAAAACTGCGAAACGTCAGCCGTTGGAAGGGCATTGGCAATGCTCGGAATCGGAATCGACACGTCTATTGCGTCAGCTAATGAAGTCGAAGAAGCAATCGCAAAGCAACAAGCGATCGTGGACAACCCTCAGGTACAGAAGCTATCTAAAAAGCTGGATGCACCAGTAGAGAACATCATGGACAAAGCAGTAGGTTACATCAAAACTCAGACAGACAAGAAGAAAGCATTTGATAGTATCACCAAGAAGTATGGTGACCAACTCACCGAGAAGCAAGTGGCTGGACTCAAGAAGTTTGTGCGATGAGCATGCGGGAGCAGTTGACGGAGCGGGTGGGTAAGCCCCACCTCTCCTACTCCTCTCTCAAGTACGCTCTTGGGGACATGCGTCTCTGGGAGATGTACATGCGTGGGCAACTGAAGAAAGAGTCTGATGCCTTGTACTTCGGCTCCCTGTATGACTTGTTGTTGTTTGAACCCGAAAAGTTTGAAGACACTTACTATATTCTTGACGATGCTGATATCATTGCTGATATTGGTGGCAAGTATCCTAGAAATACGAAGCGATATAAAGAGTGGAAAGCAAAGGCGCAAGAAGCCAATGCGGAAAAGCTCCTGGCACCTCAGGAGGACGTCAAAAAAGCGGAGGACATGATTCATCGCCTCAAGGACTGCGGTCTCTATGACAAGAGATTTGCTGGGGGCAAGTTCCAGGTAGAGTTCAACGTGGATCTTGATGGCGTCCCGCTCAAAGGGTTTCTTGATTGCTTGCAGGAGGGAGATTACATCGTAGACTCCAAGTCTTCGAGGTCAATCGAAAGGTTTAGGTACGATGTCAACAGCTGGAGCTACGACATTCAGGCCTATGTGTATACCAAGGTATTTGATATATCTGATTTTTATTGGGTGGTACAGGAGAAGGCTTACCCCTACTACCCTGCTGATGTGAAGTGTTCAGAGGAAACTCTGTTCCGAGGCGAAATGAAGTTTCACCAAGCCCTTGAAAACATCCAGGACTACCTCAATGGAAATAGACCAACCAAAACACACTACGCTGAATTTGTGGTGTAAGATTTTGATTTACGCAGTAGCGTTCTATATTTTTGACAACCTTTTTTACAAATTTATTTTATCATGAACGATAAACAATATGATTCAGTACTCGTAGGGTACGCAGAAGAGCCTCGTTACAACGACGAAGGCGAGTTGTTGAGCTGGAACGTCCGCTTCAAGGACACAGAGCTCAAAGAGATGATTGAGAAGTATGCAACTTCTCGCAACGAACAGGGTCAAGGGGGTAACCTCTACGTCACCATGTTCATGTCCAAGAACGGAAAGCCTTGCTGCCGTGTGTTCGATCCTAACAGCGCAGCTGCTAAGGAGCGTCGCGCAGCCAAGGCAGCAGAGACCTCTACGGAGGATGCCCTCCCGTTCTAAGGGCGCACCTATCCATTACATGACCGCTCGTGTCGCCTTCAAGAAACGGAAGGCTGTACACGAGCGTGTCGTGTGGATAGTTTCTGTGTTCGAGAATCCTAGTGACATTGCTTCGTATGACCACAAGACTATGTCCCGACTAGAGTTAGAGATATTCGGGAAGAACAGCAAAGCAGACAAGCACATTATCATCAGAGACATTCTCACTAAAAAATTTATTTCACACTCAACTATATCCCTAGATGAACACAAGAAGCAAAATCAAGGCAAAATGCAAGAGGGTTGAAGACCTGTTGTTGCAGAAGAGCGCTAGGTATGGAGACGCATCACTGGATCCAGTGAACATCTTCTCCAAGTGTAACGCTGTGACGAGCATCAAGGCTCGCATCGACGACAAACTCAAACGCATTCAAACCTCGGGTCCTATCGATGATATGGAGGACACCTTGCTCGACCTCGCTGGTTACCTAATTCTCTTAATGATTGCCAAAGACAATGAAAGTCACGATATTCAAGAACGTATTCGACAAAAAAGCACCCCATCACATTCCACTACATCAAGCGCTGGAGAGGATACAGAATGGGAAGTCCAGTACGCTAGTATCTAAAGTCAGAGATGGCGACAAGACGAAAAAACAAGAGCTCCCCGTTGTCTGTTTCAGCGGGGAGTTTTCGTCGCGTTCCGATGACGCGCTCTTCGAACATTCGGGATTTATTATTCTGGACTTTGACCACGTTGATGTTGACCAGACCAAAAGGGCTCTTGCCACGGATGATTTCATTCATTCATGCTGGACTTCGCCTAGTGGAGCGGGAGTCAAAGCTCTCGTCAAGGTTACAAACCCTGAGCGACATAGAGACCACTTTAGAGCGCTTGTCAAATACTTCGAAAGAACACACGGACTAGAACTAGACGAATCGGGTATCAACGAATCTCGCGCATGCTTTGAGTCGTATGACCCAGACATCATCATCAAAGATGATTGCAAGAAGTTTGGTCACTTCACTACTGAGCATGCAGAGGCTCAGGTGCCAACCAACGAAGCCTACGACCACACCGACTACATGAAGCTCAACCTTGCTTGCCGCATGATTCGGCAGGCACAGGATGGGGAGAAGTGGGTTACACTCAACCGAGCAGCTATTCTGTGCGGAGGATATGTAGCGGCTGGACGTATGGAGGAGGAGGAGGTTATCCGAGTCCTTTTTCGTGAGGTGTGTAAGCGCGAGGTGGACAACGAGGATCATGCCAAGCAGACAATCATCGCAGGGATCGAGAAGGGCAAGCAGACCCCTATCAAAGACATCATTGCAGAGGAGAAGTCAGCTAAGCGTGAGATGTTGCTGAATGACGGAGATATGTCCTTCATCTCTTCTGATGACGAGGACTTCCGATGGATTGACGACTTTTCGCAGGGCAAGGTGGAGATTGGCCTTGACACAGGTGACCCGAAGCTCGACCAGTTCTTCCGATACAAGAAAGAGTTTGTCATTGTCAACGGACACTCCAACGTGGGCAAAACCACAACCATGCTGTACCTGATTGCCAACTCAGCCGTGCGTCATGGGTGGAAGTGGGTTATCTACTCGTCTGAGAACCGCACCGCATCCGTCAAGATGAACCTTATGCAGTTCGCAATGGACAAGAAGGTTTCTGACATGACATACCTTGAGCGTAAGCAGGCTTACAAGTGGGTGCAAGAACATTTCACTATCATCAACAACAATCAGATTTACAGCTACAGTGACATTATCCTATTCATGGAGAAAGTGATGCGCCAGCAGCCAGTAGACGCGATCTTTGTTGACCCCTACAACAGCCTCAAGCTGGACATGAAAGGGAGTGGCATCGGTGTACACGACTACCACTACGAAGCGGCCAGTGAGTTCCTGACATTCAGTAAGGCCAACAACGTTGCTGTATGGCTCAACATGCACGCCGTCACTGAGGCGCAACGACGCAAAGGTGACGACGGATTGCCTGTGGCTCCGTATGCTGAAGACACAGAGGGTGGTGGAAAGTTCGTAAACAGAGCGGATTGCTTCATGACAATTCACCGAAAGGTTCAAGCAATGGACCCTGAGATACGCAAAATGAGTGAGTTACACGTTCGAAAGGTGCGTGAGGTAGAAACAGGTGGGGCACCAACCCCACTTGAAGATCCATACCGCATTCAGATGAATCTTTCTCACACTGGATTCACAACAATGATTGGCCACAGGGCTCTGTATCAGCCAATTACGTTTGTCGAAGAAGCCACCATGCCTATCAACATGAGTTTTCTGAGTTGATTTTCAAAAAAATCCTTGGTACCTTCGAATATGAAGAAACGTACAAGGACTCCGAAAAGGCGTTCAGCCAAAAAAAAACAACTGGGGAAGTACGCTAGTTCTCTTGAGAAGTATTGTGCTGACCAGCTTAAAGAATACGGGTTAGCTTTCGATTATGAAGAACATCAGTTTGAACTGATGGAAAGGTTTCGATTCCCTAACAAGTATTTTAAGATGACTGCAAAGAGTAAGGAGATGACCGACAAGTCAGGGTCGGTCGTACTCCCTATCACATACAAGCCTGATTTCGTGGGCAGGGATCATGATTGGATCATTGAAACAAAGGGATACCTTCCTTCTCACCACGACTTTCCCATGCGGTGGAAACTTTTTTTACAGCATTTAGTTGGAAACCAAGCAAAAACGATTGTATTTTTAGCCAAGAACGGCGGTCAAGTGGATCACGCTATTCAGGAAATCCTAAAATCAATCAAGGATGGAGATATCTAAACTAAGCTGGTATTACTACCATGCTTGTGATAAGATTCATGAGATCGTAGACGATCTTTATGAGGCCTTGCACAAAGAGGAAGGCATTCCCATGGAGCTTACAGGTGAAGTAGAAGAGGCGATGGAAGGTGTGAGGACGGCAATCTACCACGAGTTAGATCTAATCAAATCAGCCGTCGATGAGCACGAGTCAGAAGCGAAGGACGTACAGTAACGCTACTGGCCGTGTGGCTGAGGTTAGGTTTATCAGGGCAGCAAGACATAAAGGACTCCTTGTCACCAAATCCACCCACACTGAAGACATACATGAACACATAGACTATTGGCTTGCTATGTCTTCAAACGGCAAAAGATGGGGGGTCGATGTAAAAGGAAACAACTTGCCTGATGAGATATGGGTTGAGTTCAAGAACGTCAGAGGAAACGATGGCTGGATGTATGGGGGCGCTACAATTATAGCTTTTGATATGCCTGAGGAAGGTGGGTTCTCGATCGTTGATCGTGAGGAACTCGCCTTTTTTTGTGAGAAGCATGTTCGTAACGAAAAAGTGACAAACAAGAAGGAAGCATACCTCAAAAAGTACACTCGGAAAGATAGGCAGGATGTCATCTCTATCCTTAAGTTACACGATCTCAAGTCGTTAATGTCTTATAGAGTTTGGGAATACGATCAAAGATATTGACTATCTTTATCGGTCCATGAAAACTAATAAACACAAAAGATTGAAGCGCAAAATAGACGCCCTTCTTGAGCAGAATGCTAAGTATCAAGCCGCCAATGTGTGTATTACGAACACACCTGACGAGCAGAAAAAGATCAATGATTACTGCGACAAAAACTTTATCGAACCGATCAGGCAGATCGATTGCAGGACATACGCTCTAATAGCAAAACAGAGCGACACATAATCATCATTATATAGGTTTTTCTTGGTTGTTGTTTAGGGCTCATCTAGTTTAGCCCCATGAGAACAACAGCACTGTTATTGACCTTGCTTGCTGCTGGATGCAGCACAGCACCAAAGAAACTTTTCGTTCACCCAGAGAAGTACAACTGTGATTTGCTTATCGCCACTAAGTGGGACGGTAACCATCCAGTTAAATACTTTGAGTGTGAGATTTTGTTGGGGGCCACTGAGTATGACTACATGGGAACGGCCTACACTCTTGTTGAGACTGACGTACCTGACGTCTACGTCTTGAGAGTAAGGGTAGAGCGCCCGTAACTTTTTTACGTTAAACAACGTACCAAAGGTATGTGGTCAACTTACATAATGGATTTGCTTCTTTTGCTTCAGGCGTATGGTTCATCTCCCGATCCCGAGGATGATGCGTATGCGCTGGACTTCAATAGCAACGGCATCATCGACATGGTTGACTTTTTAGAAATGCTGTCTAGACAGCCTCCAATAGTCTAAGCATGAGTGATTTTAGCCCCGACAAACAATACCACCAAGTCGTGAAGGCAGTAGTATCAAAGGACTTTAAGTTTATCCACGTCGATGCTGGGATAAACAAGAATGGATTCCAACGGATCTTTACGGAAACAAGTGAAGAAGAAGTAGCTCACTGCTACCTCTACCCAATCATCGAGAAGATGGTTAGAGAGGAGTTCTACGACCTCAAAGACATGGCACTCACCATCAAGGTGACGTGGGTTTAAAAGTCGTTGAGTATTACCTCATCAATGGCTTCTTGAACATCTTCTTTTGATGCCTCCATTGACATCATGATGTTTGCTTGAAACCTTTTTACCTCCTCTCCCTCGTTGAAGACAACGATGGTTGGGACTACAACAATCTTGTGCTCTCTTTGCAGTTCAGGAGAGGCCACAATGTCAACTCGACTTGTATAACAGTCGTTTAGATCTTCGATCCAGGGCACAGTGTTTGATGCGTTGAAGCTCGCGTTGAACTCAACAACACAAATGCCAGAACTGCATACCTGATTATTTTCTGCAGGCGTTACAAAAACCGCCGCCAGAAATAATGCAAAGCACACATACAGGGTTGATATGAGTTTCATTTGTCATTTTAGTTGGTCTATTTTCTCTTCGATGCGCTTGATATCTTCTTTGATTTCAGTCACATCTTCTTGAGTCGTCATGATTGTTTGGCGAACCAGCTGATCTTTCATGTCAAACTCCATGCGCGTGATCTCTGGCTCAGCAGGAAGGGGCAGCTCCTTTGCCTCAGCAATGTCCGCTTGCAACGCAAACCACATAGCCACAACAGTGCCTATCCCTGCCGCCACCATCCCAAGCGTCTTGAGATCGAGCGTTACCTTAGTGTCTTCTCCAATTTGTTGTGCCATTACAATAGTATGTAGTTGAGTCCCACAGAGAAGTCATGCCACTCTCTGTTCCAGTATCTGTTGTATTTGCCCTCTGCAAATATACCAAAGCTCTTGGTAAGCTTAGTTCCGAACACCAAACCAAAGCCCAAGTCTACCCACTGACTGCTGTTCACGAAATTGTGGTAAGAGTATTCATCGCCAGTGTCAAGGTGATAAGGCATCACGTTACCCCACGAGTGCAGCCAAAAGTCCTTTTCGTAGTGGTAGAAGTCAAACCCCAACACCGCTGAGTAAAGCCACTGGTTGTCCAGCTCTGCTCTTTTTTCAGATACGTATTCGTCAATCACCTGAGGTATCACCACCTGCTCCCATACCGCCTGATCGTTTGCAACCATCTCTCCATCTGGGGAAAAGAACTCTCCTGTGTTTACATCAACGCTGTACCCCTGCTCCAGAGCCAGTGCTGTATAGTGTATTTGATTGTTGTCCAACAACCATATCTGAAGAGGGTCGTACCCGTATGGCTGAGAAATCCTTTGGACCACACCAGCGTTGAACGACAGCTTTTTACCAATCTTTACTCTGAGTCTTTCTGAAGCCTCAAAGTATCTGACGTCTGCGAACCCGTCCTGAAGGTATTCTGTTTTTACCACCCAGCTATCTGCGACGTATCTGGCAAAGTAATCTTGATCCAAGAAGTTTTTACCCTGCTGTCTGCGCCAGTCAGCCTCAGCTAAGAACTCAAAACCGTCGTACTTACCTACGGTGGCTGCATCGCCGTATGTCTTCTCTGTGCCGTCGTAAAACACGTTGGCTCTGTTCTCGTAACCAAACCTTGCAATCTTTCTTACCCCTAGGGTCAGAGAGTAATCAAACGGAGTCTCTACAACATCAGTGGTGAGCGGTCCTGTGGCCACGGAAAAAACATCTTCGTCCGATACAGAGTTACCTCCGTTTACAGCTGCATAAAACGTAGCTCTTCTCAGCACTTCTTTGTAGAAGTTGCTTTGGCCGTTTGCAACAAAAGGCAAAACAAAAAGAACTATGGCGGCTAAGTGTTTCATGCCTTTGACGAAAGTCTAGTTCTTACTATGTAATTACCGTCTTGATCCATGGTTGTCTTTGACCCAAGACTCATTTCTTCAGCAGAAGCCTTGCTAGCCCACATTTTTTCTGCGGCTTGCCGACTACTGCTTTTGCCAATGGCGCCTTCGTATGCAGTGCTGTAATCTACTTTGTTTTTTTTCTTCTTTCTAACTCTCATTGTCTTATGATTGTTTCTCTCTTGATTACACCTTTGTAGTTAGCTGTGACAACATAAAGGCCTGGAGATGGTAGCTCTACGGTGCTGCCCGTGGTTGTCGCAACAAACCTCCCCCTAGCATCAAACACCTTTACTCTTGTGCCTGTGGGTGCTTGAATGTTTACGATGCCAGACGTAGGGTTTGGGAAAAAGTGCAGCTCTGATCTATCAACAATATCAACTGAAGTTACTCCCTGCTCGCAGTAGTCATACATCTGCTCACACACTCCATCCCACGCTGTTTCGCAGCAGTACGGGTCAACCTCTATAACCCATGAGTAGCAGTAGTCGTTAGCCCAGTATGGCTCTCCTGGTCCAGTCACACAGCCAGCATCATACAGGCAATCATTTGTCGGTGTGTTTGCGTCTTCGTTGTAGTTGTAAGCGTATATGTCCATGCACCCCTCAACAACGTCTATGCAAGAGTCAATGTCCACGTTGGCTTCTGGATCGTAGTTCAAGGCATCTGGATCTGTGCAACCGAACAGCGCTAGGGTAAGGCAGCTGCCGTCATCGTAGTCGGCTTCATAGCCTTGAGTGTAGTACTCTAAATATCCAGCCTGAGTGCATCCAGCGTTGTAGTAGCAGCTGTTGTCGTCTGCGTTTGCTGATGAGCTGTAGTTCTGTGCGAGATCGTCGGTGCATCCGTAGACAAAAGGAATGCAGCTGTTTCCGCAGTAAGGAGTTACCGTGTATGTGTTTGGGAAGGGTGTGATGCTCCACTGCGAAACATCGATGAGGGTATCACCTGTTGGGCCCACAAGCATGAAACCGCACTGAGCCACTTGGTTTTGAGACTGAGGAGTCGTAAAGAAGAACAGCTCTATCTCCTCCTCAGATGACAGATACACATCAAAGGTTTCTTCGTTTCCGTCATTCGGCCCCATTTTGTACTGAGGAGATGTCCATCCGTCTTGGTAAATCCCAAGCCAGCTCCCAAACCAACCGTCTCCAACACCGTCTGTAATCGTCAGCGTATAAAAACAAGAGTCTATCGCATCTTCTGTGTTTGCAAGTGAATCGTAGTTGAAGTATGAATCATCTACGCACCCATACACAGCGAGAGTCTCACACAAGACGTCAAGCTGGATCGTTGCGTCTGGGTTGTACTCCAGGTAGTCTGGGTCTCCGCACCCCACCACATCTTCAACGCCAATACAAGCAGGGGTGTTAAAATCTGTAAACACAGTGTATCCGAAGTCTGCTTCAGGCAACTCCCACAGAGTGTCTCCACAAGCCACGACAAGTGCTGTTCCGTCTTGACCACCCCACTGAGAAGCCCCAAGTCCGTCACCAAAGCTGTCAGATATTTCTACCTCAACAACATCGCCTACTGTGGCGCATGTAGAGAACGCCATCGGAACCCCAACAACTAGCTGAGACACATCCCCGATAGATACGTCCAGCAGCTCTTCGCCTGACGTTACGTTGTAAACATTGAAGCTTGTCTCTTCAGGATAGTTGTCTGAAACAAGAATGGTTGTAATCTCTGTCTCCCAAGGCTGGCAGTTAGCCCCAAGTCCACTACACGATCCGTTGTCAAAGTTTGCCCAAGGACTCCAGTTGCTAGCGTTAGGATTTGTACACCCTGGAATAGCACCACAGGGCAGACAGCTTTCCCAGCAAAATGGAGGCAGCATCATGTCCCCCTGCACGTTTATTGTTCTGTTGACATACCCAAACTCATCGAACAAAAAACAAGGAGACTCAGAAACGCCTACTGGCAATTCCTGAACCTCCCATTCGTCAGCAGAAAACTTCCAAAGGTGTTCTCCTTCTGGCATCTCTACTGTGACCTCCCAAACGCCATCCCCGTCTTCGTCAGACATGGGCCAACAATTCCCGCACCATGCGTTAGCCGATGAGTTTACCTCTGGGATGTCTATCTCAGGCGGATGCGGTCCATTAAGATCCAGCCTGAAGGTAACGTCATAAAGGCAGTTGTTCGCGTCGAAATACGCTTGTGGGTTGTAGTTGTTCGCGTCTTCATCCATGCAGCCAGATACTGGCGGAGGACATGGCAATAGGTTGAAGGGTACAGTTACCTGTTCTGATGCAAAGTCATATACGTATGTGTTGACTCCGCAGCTGTTTTCAAAACCAAACCACCCCTCTCCGAACTCGCAACAAATGCCATCTCCAAACTCGTCGTTTACCACTAGGTTGTACTCACCAGCTGGCAGGGTAATCAGCTGCTCAGTGTATGAGTTTGACTCGTATGGTCCTCCAGCAGCATATATGCTGTCAGAGCCAACCATATAGATCTCCCAGGTGCTCTCACCCCCGTACTGATCGGCTTGAAACTCAAAGTTTATCCAACCTGTTTGGGCCGAAGCCAACATCGGCAACAAAAATAGCAAGGAGATTATCCGCTGCATGACTCGCAATCCTCTGGGTTGTCGATGTTGCAGGTGATCTCACCGTCTTCAATCTTCTTCTCTTGCTTCTTGAGCTTGTCTTGATCCAAAAAGCTGATATCGTCGAAGTCCTCTTCCATGTTATTTTTTGGCTTTTTCTATGGTTCTGCCTGCGAAATACGCACCGAAAGCAGTGAGCATCAGGATTTCAAGCAAAGATACGTAGGAATCTTTTACGTTAAATGGCCAGTTGTCCATGCTGTCGGCAACCATGGTCACCATAAACATGCTCATCAAAGCGATGAGTGTCACTGGCCTGATGAGCTTCGCCAACTTTACGTCGCTCCCCATGTCAGCCTTCCATCTTTCGGTGACATTTTCCTGAAACTTTACCTCTGCATCGATGGCAGCTTTGGCTTCAGCTGGATCAATATTGGGCTCTTTGTCTATGAGGTTTTTGACCACACCAAGGCCACCGCTGTCAGGCAGCAGATCGCCTACAACATCAAGCACGTTAGGTGCTTTTGACTTGAGCCACTTGCCAAGGCCCGTGTCTTTAATCTTTTTTCCCTCTGAGTTTTTCATATTGCTCATTAAAGTTCATAACTATACTTCTTTCTTTTTCTCTTAACTCCTCTATCCTTATTGTTCTCTGTGCGTAATCCTTTATGTTCAAGGCCTTTCTTTTTTGAGCCCTGATATTTTTAAGTTGCTTGTCAAAGAAGTCAAGCCTTTGATTTAGGAGGAGAACACCATCATATCTTCCTGGGTCGTCTCTCCTGCCCGCTTTCATCTCAGACCTCAGGGACTTAATTATATCGCGTCTCTTTCTGTAGTCCTCAACGTCCATGAACTTAGATGGCTCACCGTAAAGCAGCCTCAAGAATGGAATATCATTTGCCTCTATCTGCACGTCAGTGTCGGAAGCCTTAGCTGCCAACCTTCTGGTAGCCTCTCCTGTTCTTGTAACAAACTTACCCGCACCTCCAATAAAGTATTCGAAGAAGTACCAGTAAGCATCTGGGTTGATATCTATATCCCCCTTGACTTCTGTTGATCCACCACTAGCTTCATTCAACCACCTAAAAAACTGTTGAACAGATTCTGGAGATCTAAATGACAATGATGACTCAGGCTTTTGCAAACCATACGGCAAGTTCTTGGCTCTAACTGGAGTGCCAAAGTATGTTTCGTTGGCCATATAGTCTATAATTGGCGTAAAGAATGTTGGAGTTATTGTTTTTCCAACTTTTGTAATCAAATCTTCAGACTGACCAAAACTTACTGGAGAGAAGGAGTTTATGGTTGACGATATCATTTGGAACATCGCCTCGTCTATTTCTTTGTGTCCCGCACCGACCTCTACAGATAGGTTACCTAGGTTAGCAAAGACGCTAAACCCATAAGGCATAGGAATTTTGTAGTAGTTTTCGCCATCAGGCCTCATGATTATGAGGTTTCTTTCTTTTATGTAAGCGGGGATCTTGTTGTAGTAAAGCTCTCCATCTTCATCCTCTCCAGACATAGCGAGACCCAACATTGTGAGAAGACCATTAAACACAGTGAGGGCAGCTGCCATCTTCTGTGCGTTGTTTATTCTGTCTATGGGTCTTCTTCGGCTTCCGTCTGGATATGTTGGCTCCTTGAAAGTGAGCAAGGATTTACCTAATCTTGCAGTTCCCTGAACAGAAGCATTGAAAAACAAATATGCCGCATTGATAGCCTGTCCATATTCGCCAGACTTGTTAAAGTTCACGGTAATGTTCTTTGCCAGCTGTGCTGCCTTCTCCCTGCCTACACCCTTTTCTCTTGCAGCAATGTATGCTGACAGCCTGATGCTATTTTCAAAGGCATCATTTACTCCCTCAATAGTATCAAGGAAGTTTTTCCCCTTGCCTAGAATTTCTTGCATCCTAGTCTTCTCACCAGTCTTGCCTTCTAGGTCTTTAGCTATGTCTGACAATGGCTTTGCATAGCTCCAACCCGTCTTTCCCCCGTCTTCTCTGAAGTCGTTGTAGTACCGCTCTATCTCTGGGTTGTCTTTAAAAACTTTTTTCAAAGCCCCCACCTCATCTCTAGTCAAGGCTTTCAGAGTTGCTGGCACCGTCTTAATCATGTCAGCAATAATTGCATTGCCTTCTACAAGTCCTCCTGGGATATCAGCCTCCGCCGCAGCGTTGAACAGGGCGGCTTGGATATCTCTAGAGAAATTAGACACCATGAACTCTGGGTTCAAAGTTGTAAACGACCTTCTCAACCAGTTAGATGGAGCTCGAAGAACTCTAATTAAGGTGGTTGTGGCTGGCAGATTTAGATTCCTTAGTGTCTCAGCATGGCTGGCGTCCTTGAATCTAATAAACTTCTGCTCACCGCCCACTCTAACACCAACAGAATGAGGGTCTTGTTGTCTTGCTTTTTCTGCATCAACAATTCTCCAAACCTTTGGGTTGGGGTTTTGTTCAACCAAGTTGTACAAAGATTGAAGAGCCTCATTGGTTCTTGACTTAATATGTATCGAAGCGTTTTGAGCGATTACCTGGGCTAGTATATCTGTTGCCTCTGTCTTTCTGCCCTCCGCCCTTTTGGTGGTTGGCCCAAACACAGAAAGTCCAGCCCCACCCGTTGGGTAAGAAGAATCAAATGACGTTTCTTCATCTGTTGCGATACCAGATAGAGGCGTGTAGTTTTCATACATAGCCTCAAATGCGTCAATGGTTTCTTTTGACTCAAGGCCAAAGTTTACCATCGTGTCTCTAGTGTCCTGCTGAATCTCTCTAACCATCTTGACGATGTTGTCGTAGGCCTTTTGTTTGCCTGATGGGATAGCGTTTATAATCTCTTTAGCCCTAGCATTGCTCATTCCAGATCCCTCAGTAATTTTACCTTCAGACCTTTCACTAATCAGCTGGTTTCGTTCAGGAGCATGTAAAGCATATAGGTATTCTGATATTTCACTTGGAGATATCTTGTTTGCTTTGAGCTCACTTGTAATACCGTCAACCTTCTCGTCAAGTTTACGCAGATCCTCTGCTGCCTTACCGTACATGAGCTCTTCGGCCATGCGGAAGTCTTGAGTTCTATCTATTTTGCCTCTAGCAGTCTCTACATCCTGCTGTATTTTGAAGATGTCTACGTATTTGTCTTGAAGCCTTTTGATCCACTTGTTTCTCCACTCTTGATAAGAGTTGAGATCCGACAGTTCGAATGTACCTTGGTCAGTACGAATAGACGTAAGGCCTCTTCCCTCTCTGATAGATGCGTTCCCATCATAGTCATTTCTGACTGAGTTCATCTCAATCCGACTATATCTGTTGCGCTCCTCCATTCTTTGGTACGGAGTTTTGGTGTCTTTGGCCACCCTTATCCCTGTTTCTGGATCGGGCTCAGTGGTGGGGACTAGCTCTGGATCTTTAAACTGATCTGGGTCTAGTCTATCAAGAGTGTATTGCTCCTTCAAAACCTCTAAATCGCTAACCTCTCCCTTGACAACAATAGCCCCTGCAAAACCATAACCATCTAGTTTGACGGCTCTTATAGTTCCTTCTTTAAAGTCAACAAACTCTTCTCCGCCTTTTGATCTTGCTTTAGCGCCTTCTACTACCTCTACTTCGTAGGAAAAAGTTTTGTATCCTATAAGAGTGCCTGCAGCTTGATTGCTAAGAGACGGGTCGTTAAAATACTCTGCTATTTGGTCGTCCATTTTAAGAGACGGGTGGGGTATTTCTCTTGCCATCTCATAAGATTCATGCCCCAAAAATTCTTCCAAAAGATCCTCTGAAAATAGACTTTTTCTGGCCTCAAATTGATCTGGAAGCTTTTCGTTAAAATTGATTGCTACATCTATTATTTCTTGAAACTGTTTTTCAGTTGTAACAGGGCGATCAAATTCAGGTGAAGAAAATAACCTTGCGGTTTCTGGAGACAACCCCTCGTATTGTTCAGCCTCAGCTTGTTTTACCATTGATCTAATAAGTCTCTTCCCTGTTGAAGTAAACTTATTGTACAATGCAGGACCAGGCAAACCAGCCTCCCTATCTTTAGACCTTGCCAAAAGGCCATTTAAGTACGCTTTAACGACATCTGGGTTGCCTCTTGTGGCTTCGGGGAGAAGCACAGTAAATCCAGCCCCAAACTCTCCAGAGGTTACACTGTTGTCTTGTCTGTAGCGTGCCTGAGCTTCTTTTCTATATGCCTCTATGCCTTTTTGGGCGTGACTAAAGCTGACGTGGGTAGATAAAACTCTTTCCCCTTCTTTGAGTTCAGGAATGTCTGTCTCGTCCAGCCTCTGAACCGCTCTAATGCCAGAGGTAATTCCTTTTTCTTGATTGGGCATGCTTCTATCATACCCGAAGAACTTCATAAATAAATTCTTTATTCTTTCGATATTACCCTCTTTTAAATCAGCAAGCTCTTCATTAGACGCCACGTGATCGGGCTTACCTAACTTTTCAACATTGAGGTCTCTAAGAGCAAACATACCTACGGTGTCTCCAGTCTCTGCCTGCTCAAATGGCACTAGTCCAGTAGCATTTACAATGTCACCATCCATAAGCCTATTAAGCTTCCCTGTGACTCCGCCACGGTCTGGCTTGTTAACTCTCTCTTGTACCTCTTCTTTTGTAAGCCCCATATCAATGGCAGCCTGCAAGTTTTTTTGCTCAATAACTGCAGCAACGTACTTGTCATTTGCAGTCATCTCATATAGAGGCTTGGTTGCTGGCGCAAACTCCCTGGCATTTACAAGCCCATTCCAAGGAATTGTGTCAAATAGCTTCCTGTTGGTGTCATTGATGTCTTTTACTCTGGCAAGAATATTTTTAGAATCTTTTGCTTTTTGAAAAGACTCTTGTCTTTGTCTCTGCCTAAAAGTTAACGGCAGATCCATAGGGACTATCTTGCCATTCCGATCAACCTTTGGTCTTGGCGGATTAACATTGTACTTTTTACCATCTTTGATAAAGTACATGTTGGCAATTCTTCTAGACACTTGATTGCCAGTTTGATAGTTGTACCAGTTCCTGAAGTGAAAGTAGTCATTTACCTTTACTGACTTCTCTACACTGTACGTAGTGTATCTGCTGCTAGTCAAGGGTAAGTCGCCAGCACCAAGAGTTGGATAGTGAGTGTAGAATATCTCAGTGTCTTTTAAGTAGTTAAAGTTCTGCTTTTGCCTAATTGACGCCATGCCAGGTGTCACATCAATGTCTTGGGTGCTTTTAGATAGAGCGTCGTCCTGTGAGGTTTCCACCCCCTCGGCCCCCTCAACAAGCTGATTGGTGTATGCCTCAAGCTCTTCAGGGGTCATGTCGGCAGGGTCCTTGTCAGGAGTTACTGTTTCTTGAGCTACTTCTGTTTCAGGCTCTGTTTCTGCCCGTGTCTCAGGTTGTACTTGAGTTTCTACTCCCTGTGCTGCATCTCTAAACTTGTTGGCAAGTCTCAATAGCGAGTCGTCGGTTTTTATAATGTTGCTTTTAGCTCCGACGCTTTTAAAAAATCTGTTCAAAGCAGACTTTATCCTAGACTTTAAGGAGGAGAACGAAGAAGGATTTTGAGCGTAGTTTACCAAGAAGAAAACAATAGACTCTTCTTGCATTGTAGCATCACTCACACCCTTATAAAGCCTCTCTCTTTCATCAAGAACTTTCTTTACTTCCTGAGCAGCTTTTGACTTGCCCTTAGACATATCAACCAGCTCATTGTAAAGTCTTTCTCTAGACTTAGCTTCCTTTCCGATAACATCTTTCAGCACCCCGTGACTAAACTCCTCTAGCACATCAAGAGCATCGCTGTCTTTGTGTAGGTGAATCGTACCGTTTAAAAAATACCCACCAAGTCTTGCTTTTTTTCCACTCTGCTGGTTCTGCAACTCAATTTGGTCAAGTTGTTGAGCCACCTCGGGGTCAACATTTCTCAACGACTCTGTGTTTCTGTGGTATCTAACCTTGATACCCTTAAGTCCCCTTTTCCCAAAGGCATCAATGACTTTGTTTATTTTAGAGGCAAGGGGTATAGATATTTGGCCAGCACCATCACCGACTACTTTAGTGTCCTTGAGGTCAAACTTCTGAGCTTCTTCTGCATTTAGCTCAAAGAAGCCTTGCTCCTCTACTGGTTTGTCTGCTTCTTGCTCGGCCTCTGTCTTTACTTCTTCCTGTACAGGAGCTTCCTCTTGTACTTCTGGCTGAGTTTCAGGCTCAGCTACTGGATCGAGAACAGTGTTCTCATCAAACAAAGAAAGCTGAACAGCCTCCTGCTCTTGACCCTGAGGTGCCTTCTCTGTAGGGACAGGGATATCCTTATGGATATCTTTTTCAGACTTAGGCACCTTCCTTGTCTTTGTTTCTGCCTTGGTCTCTGCTGCGTTCTCTACAGTTGGGGGTGTTTCAACCTCTTCCTTAGACTGTTCCTCACCCTGTCTTGCCTCTACACCAGCTTCAATCTTAGCCTTCCTATCTATGGCGTTCTTAAGCCTAGCTTCAAGAGCAGTACGCTCTTCAGAAGTAACCTTGTCTCCGTTCCAGTACTTGCCTGTGTCTAGAGTCTGTTGAAGATTAGATATTTCCTGATTGTACATGATGACTGTCCTCTTCTCTTCTGGAGAAAAGTCCTCGTACATTTTGTTTTCTGCATTGGTGATCACATTGGATCTAACCATTGCATTCATCAAGTCTTTTTCTAGCTCTTTTTTTCTAACGGGGTCTGTTTCAGCTTCATAGTCCTTTCTAAGCTCGGCTATCGCCTTCATTACGTTAGACCTGTCGGACATAAACTTAATGTGCCCCCTGTGAGAAGGCAGCTGTGTAACGGCGATTGGACCAAACCCACCAGCCATACCAGCAAAGAAGGCATCACCTACTTCGCTGAAGTTTAGGTCTTTAACATTTCTGCCCATTGCGACATTGTCGGCAGCATCAATAGCCCAGTTTGTTATCTCTACCAACCCCTCTTCAAGCCCTTCAATAGCGGTGTTTCCAATAATTTTACCAGACAAACTACCTGTCAGCTTACCAGCAAGGTCTTTTCTAGCCTTATCTATAGCTGCACGTTTTGATCCTCTTAGTGTTTGCTTTGCAGTTTTTAGAGACCCTTTCACAAGGGCTTCAGCGCCGACACCAAGGCCCATCATAATCCTTTCCATTACGACTTCAGTCGTAGCCTTGGCAGCAGATGTAACAGCCGCTTCAGTAATGCTCAGATGTGGAGAGTAAGTCCTAGTGTTTCCATAGCTTTCTCCAAACACATCAATAGCTAAAACAGCTGGGTTTATTATATACTCTGCAATAGACTTTATGCCATCGACCATTACTCTGCTGGTTTCTACGGTAGTAGCAGCTAGGTAATCACCCATTGATATGTCCCCTCTCCATGCAGCCGCAACCCTTTCTGTGCTGCCCATAGAGTATGCCTCTTCAGCCACCTCAAGATCTTCGTAAAAAAGCTTTTCGCGCTGGGCGTTGGCCTGATTTGTTTTTCTAATCTTTTCCTGATAGTACTCTGAGGTTACTGAATCCCCATAAAGACTCTTAAGACCAGCCCCCTCTCCGAACACATCAGCCTGAAATGCTGCCATGCCAGACACCATGTTAGAAAAACTTAAGTCATCAAGAAGGATGCTGCCAAATCCCACCTCCTCATCTCTCATGCCTGGGATCTGCTGGATAAACTGCTCTGTCCTCTTGTTAAAGTCCTCCTCGTTCCTTTCTACTCTTTCTACAGACTCTCTTAGGAACAAACCAAAGTCTGTTTCACTGTTGATGTCGTACTCAATGTCTATACCTAAAGACTTATTAATCTCGTTGGCCTTGCTAAGAGCCAGCTGATAGCTGCTCTTTCCAAAGCCAATCATCTCATTACCAGCACCTTGTATCTTTTGCAGGGTTTCCTGATCGTACTCGTCTTCGATAGAAAATTCAGTAAGAAGTCCATTTGACTGAGCGCTTTCAAGCGCTTTAGTTACTGCCTGAGAGTCATTGAAACTTACAGCACGGACAAGCTCATTGCCAATCCTGCTGTTTGTCACACCATTCATTGCCAACTCGTCGTTCTGACGAATCTCGAACAAACGTGGGTCAGCTACCGATGCTTGGGCTCCAGGTAATTGGGGATCTAAATCCAAGGACTCCCCATCTTGTTCTGATGGTAAGTCTTTTTTTTTTAATAGCGCGTCGTATGCGTCACGCTGTTGCTGAAACAAAGCGTCTGCTCTCTCTTTCTCCTCCAACATTCTCTGGCGCTCATCTTCGTGACGACGAACGAACTCATTGTAAACCTGATTTGAGTCATAGCCAACAGAGGACATGACCTCCATGATCCTATTGGAGTCATATCCTTTTTCTGACAGGAGGTCAATGCTCTTTTCAATGTCTGAAACCTCAGCGCCTACTTGTGTAAGATCTTCTCCGTTCATTATTGATTGGGTATGGGTATTCCAGCATCTTGAGCAACCATTCTATTGGCTTTTTGTTTGTGAGCATTCAAAAGCTCAATTGCTGTTGCATTCGTTGGGCCTCCCGTTTTGGGGTCAACACCAAATATACGATTGTAAACTTCGTTACCAAAGGTTTGATTGCCAGGAGATATAACTATTGTTCTTTGTGGCGGGTTGGGGTTTTTAACTTTTGATGTTTTACCCTCGTAAATGCCACCTTTTTCTTTAGCTAGTGCATTCGCCTCTTGAGCTGATGTTGCAAACAACACAGATCCGTTTTCATCAGTATACTGGTGTAGTGTTATGTTGACATCATCAAACACTCTGGCTGTAATGTTTCCATTTCTTGGGTCAACTCCAAAGGCGTGTATTTCATAATCTCCACCATCGCCAAAGCTACTAGCCTCTACTTGTATGGGTGTTTTTATTGTAGTCATACCATAAGACATAGCAGTTTCTGGCTGAGGACCCATGCCAGCAGCAACATCTTCTATGGTTTCTTCAAACCCATAAAGATCTTCCACACTAGTTCCATCGCCAGATGTTCGAGAGGTTCGCAATCTTTCTCTCTTCATAAGCTCATCGGTAGAGGTCTTAGTTCTTGCATACTCAACAAACTTAGATCTTTCTGAATTTAAAAGATCCCAACCGCTACCTTCTGCAACAATATTTCCAGACTCGTCTTTCGTTCTGTTTTGTCCAGGAGGTCCCCACACACTTAACCAAGCTTGTTGAAGCCTTATTTTTTCGTCTTCGTTTTGAATGCCTTGGATTCTGTTGTATCCATTGGGCCCAAATTGAAACGCTCTTTGCTCATCAGACTCGTTAAAATATGTGCTTTTGCCAGACTCATCTTGATAGTCTTCAAGTATTTGAAGTCTTAAAGTTTGGCCTGTTTTATTGCTGTTTTCAGTCAGAGTGTCATACTCTATGATGGCGTTTTCCTCATAAAATACGTTGTTACCTCTTTTAAGTATTCTGTTTTGTATGGGCTCACTCATGGCGCTAGTCTGCAAATCACCCACATCAATTTTTTCCTCACCAAATCTGTAAAAGTGGTTTGGATTTGCATACCCAGTAACCTGCGTTATAGGAACTCTTTGATTTGTGTTGGGGTCTATAACGGTCCAATTACCATCTCTTCCTTTTTTCGCACTGCCTGGCAAAAAAAGTTGGTTCATAGATAGGTTTTTTTGAATGCCGTAATCATCAACACCATAAGTGGTTTGATAGCCTACTGCAAGACCATCATTGTGAGCTTGTCTTGCTTTTGCATCCGTAGCCACATTTTTAGCGTAGGTGCTGCGCTCCAACATGGCGTCGCCATGAGCTTTGTATTGACCGTAATCAGAAGTAAGCTTTGTTATTGCGGCTCTAGCTTCAGTAGGGTCAAGCTCTCCGTTTTTTATTTGTTCAGCAAGAGCTTCAGCGTCAACTTGAAAAATTTCAGATCCCATCTGACCAAGGCTAGATATATCAAACCCAGCAATTTTATCCAGGTCTTCACGACGCATGTCTTCAGCCCTCTCAAATCTTCGGGCAGCTTCTTTGTCCCGAATGTCCATAGCCCTAAACGTAGTGGTAACTTGAGAAAGATCTGCTTGCTGAACTTCATCAAAGCGACCAGGTAGGGGAGCCCCAGCAAATAAGTTAGACATTTTGCTTGTTAAATTTTTTCAGCAACGCTTTCATCTTCTTCATAAGACCCTTAGAGTCACCTTTGTTTACAAGGCTTTCTATGGTGCTTTGCTGGTTTGGATTAAAAACAAGTACGTTTTCTCCGTCTCTTACCATCGCTTCGTTGCCAGTAAGTTCAGCCTCTTTGACCCCTGTCTCTTCATCAATCAAAGCCTTTTTGTTTGTCTTGTGGCTAAACTCGCCCTCGGTCATGTGAACCTCGCCTCCTTTATCTGCAAACTCGTACCGCATGCCTTTTTTGCCTGAGCCTTGGAAAGTGTCAACACCCTGCTGTCTAGCTCTTTGTTGAAAAACATCTCCTATGTTAAAATCCAAAGGGATATCTTCTTCTTCATTTTCAAACAATGGATCTGATAATTGACGTCTTAATGTTGCATCAAGTGTATTTGATGGATTAGTCTCAAGACGCCTAAGCAGGCTATTAACTTCTGATGTGCTGTTATTATCTCCTCCATCGCCACTTCTTCCAGCAAGCCCCGCAGTAAGGCCTTGTCCAATGGTAGCAAATAGCGCTGATTTGGCAGCTGCACCTGCAGCTCTAGCTTGCTGAGCAGCAAGCTGTCCAGCATCTATTCCTGCAGCCCCCCTCTTTAGCTTCATAGCCCCAAGGCTTTGTTGCAACTGTTTGTTTTGTTCGTCAACAAGCTGTTGTGCAGAAGCTAGGGCTGCATCAGAGGCAACTTTTTCTTGGAGTCCCTGAATTTCCGCTTGCTGCACACCCGCCTCAAGCTGTCTAACTTGAGACGGAATGAGAGCCGCAGATCTAGCATCACCATATTTAGCAGCAGCCAAAGCTGATTGTTGAGCTTGAACAGCTCTTTCTGTAGCAGCATCAGTGAATTGCTCCGCCAGAATCCTTTGTTGTTCAGCAGTATCTCTAACATCTTGACTCAGAGAAACATCATACTTACCTGACTCAAACTCAGAAACCATCTTGTCGTAGAGGTCTTGGCCTTGATCCATTTGAGTTTGTGCAGCCTGTTCTTGCTGCTTGGCCTCTTTCATCTTGCCAAACTGCTGTATTCCCTGACCGACTAGAAGTCCAAGAGTGATGGGATCGAGCGCTTTTACAAGTCCTGGGTAATCAATCCCAAACAAAATATTGTGTACAAAGTCGATCATAGCTGCAAATATACTTATTATCACTTAGAATGGTCTAAGTCAGTGGTTTCATAGTTTACATTCAAAGCAAAAAGTTCATAGGGCTGATTGCCAAAGACTATTTCTGCTTGTGCATACTGACCCCGTGGTGGCGCTCCGTTGATGTCTTGAGGGGTAATTTCACAAAGAGTTACTATTTTGGTGTATTCCCCCCCTCCTATAGCTGTTACATCCTCCGATTCTAAGCTGCTGTTTCTGAATAGTATAAAAGCAGGAGAGCTATTTACAAGTGAAAAGTCTAAATCATACGGCAATCCAAACTTATTGTCGTTATATGAGGCGCTTGAAATATCAGCACCAGTGCTTATTAGCTTTCCATCTATAGAATATGCGTCGCCATTTTCAGAAACAAAAAAGTACTTTGATAAAGGCGATACCCCAAGATTACTGTTTCCTGTAACAGAGCTTTTTGTAACTGGTATGTTTGTTTTGGAATTTATTCTAATCGCTATAGCATTCTGACCCCCATCAACTGAAGTAAAAAATGGTGCGCTGTCGGACACCTCAAAGGTCCCTAAAACCCTTACGTTACTTCCAGCAGCAATCAAATTTGACAAACCGATATGCCCGTAAAGCATACCCCCTTTGTCCTTAACAGGCCCTATGCTGAACTGCTTGTTGGGGTTGTTGTCTGAGTTTACCACAAAGGTGTTTACTGAGTTGTTGGCGATGTTGTTAGACCCCTCTAAAGATATAGACTTGTATATCTTGTTTGACGACACCCTGTCGTTAAAGGCCACAGATATACCGCTGTTTCCAAGAACCCCATAAAAATTAGTCCTTTTGCTGTCGTCTTTAGAGTTGTGCTTCCAAATCAAAGATTCAATAGTGCTTTTTTGCTCTTCATTTAGAGCCCTTGAAGCCTCTTCAGGAAGAGCTGTGGCTCCTACAGATGCGGATGAAAAAAACTTCCTACCTACGCTTCTCATAAAACAAGCGACGAAGCTGTACTTGGTTTTCCAGTAGCCTCCTTTGTGGCTGTATGCTATAGTTGTAGACATGTCTTGGTTTAAGTGTTATGTATTCTGGTCGGGTGGTGTTCCCCCTGAGTCGGCAGCGGCGTCGGCGTCGGCGTCGGTAAATACAGATCCTATAGATTCAGGGGCCTGAATGGGATCCACAGGTAGGCCGAAGCCGCCCAAGAAGCCCAAAAGGTCGGACACGCCGAGCGATCCGTCGCCATCCAAGTCAAACCCAGCTGAAGGGTTTGCCGTCAACAAAGCATCTAGCAAATCTGCTGCCTCAGGGCCTGAAACACCCCCGCTTTCAAACAAGGCTCTTACATCGTCAAAATCAACAGGTTCGCCAGCAACCAGGTCATTATATTCGTTTAGTACTTCTTGAGAAAAGTTAGTAGTATCATTGTTTTGTGCTGCATCAGCTACAGCTTGTAGACTAAACTGATTATAGAATGACTGGAACGCTTGCTGGTTGGCAAAGTTTATAATCTCTTGGTCGTTGCTAGATCGAATTTCAAGATAAAGCGTTGATTCTTGAGGAGTTAATGTTGCCTCTAGGTTGTTTGGGTCTGCTTGATCAAATCTAGTCAACAAGTTCTCTACACCCAGCGCAATTATTGCATTGTATTGCTCTTGCTGAGCTTCATTAAGATTATTGAAATCAGATATATCAAGATTTCCTGCAGCAGCAGATACGTATGCCGTAAGAGATTCTAGCTGCGCTGCGTTCAGGTTGCCTGCTGAAACTCCAGGCTGACCAAGGTCTACAGAGATTTGACCGTCGGTAAAACCAGTATTAAAAATTTGATTGTATTGACCCTGCTGTACAGCTGTGAGGCTGTCGAAGTCTGTAAGGTCCACCGAATCTTGCCCAGCCTCAAGACCCGCTGTGTAATCCCCGTCTGCCTGAAGAATAGCGTCTGCCTCAATTTGAGCGTCATTTGACTCTTCAATGCCTGTGTATATGTCTTGTTGATCAGGAGTCAACTCTTCAAAAGGAGTATTCCCAAATGCTTGTACCGCCTCCGTTTGTATCTGGTCGAATTGATTCTGCTGCTCAAGCGTAAACCCGTCCGTATCGGTCAAATCAAAGTCAGCAGCAGCATTGTCTATTATGGAAGTCAGCTGAGCTTGTTGATCGTCGTTAAGGGTGTCGGGGACGTTAAAGTCTACACTATCTGCACCATCGTCTCTTGCGGCCTCAAGCGCAGCAGTGATGACATTCTCAATATCTTGTAGCTGTTCTGGAGTTAGAGGCCCAGGGTTGGCGTATTGATCAGGAGTTAAGCCGCCATCACCAACCGCGCCGATTATGGTACTAACCACAAAGTCTATTTGGTCGTCAACTTGTGCTTGAGTAACTCCGACAAAGTCTTGAGCGCTCAACTCCTCGTTTATTTCAATAAGATCGTTATTTTCATCTTGAAGCTCAAACACCTCTTGCTGCAAGTCAGCAATCTGTTCATTTTGAGATATTTCTGTTTCGTTGACCGTCACTACTGGACCCACCTCTGCTGGTTCCTCCAAGAAGTCTTGTATTGAAGTTTGTTGGGCAGGTACAGTGTTGAAAGGTGCTGGGCGGTCAGGGTTCTCTAACGTGGTAAGAGGTGCCGTGACGCTCAAGATAAACTCTTGTTGGTCAGCATCAAATCCACCAGTAACCTTATAAGAACCTTTTGTTTCTGCATCAGACAGAACAGAGTCAAAGAATGAACCCATACCCTTTTCAGAGATTACCTCTATGCCTGAGTTGGGGTTAAATCTATAGACTTCTTTGTTTCTTACAGACACAAAGTAAACTGCAGAATCGGCCTCAGTAACAGACTCTGGCACATCGGTGCCATAGTTGCCTGCGTAGTACTTTTCCGTGCCCAAAACTTTTGCTGTGTTTATCACAGTTTCGTTGCCAAGGGCATCTGAAAGGATGTTTCTAGATACTGGTATGCTGCTGCATTTAAGCCTTTGTATGCAGAATATACTGTCAGCGTAGTTTACTAGGTAAAATATCTCCCCGTCATTGGCCTGCAAGTCTTTAAATGGCAACTTAGAGTCATTGAAAGACGTGTATCTAACAATGTTTGAGTTGGCATTAGATCTGTCAGAAAACTTAAGAGAGCTCTTGCGAGTGTATTGATTAGAACTGCTGCCCGACTGTATATTCGGTGTTGCTATTGTAGGTGTTGTAGGTTGAACCTTTTGAAGGGCAACCCTGGGCTTCCCATACGGGAGTACATCTGCATTGGGGAATATATCCGTAAAAGCTTTAGACTCTAGGTGGTATGACCTAAAGTTGGGGGACGTTTTTTCATCTATAGTGTCTGTCCCATCACCTATAAGACCTGCAAAAGACTGAGTCTCAAAATCAAAGTCAGGCATGTTGACGGCCATCTTGCGGAAATAAACATCACCCTGATCGATAAGTATAGATGTGGTCTGGTGAATGGCGTCGGAGTTTTCATTCCCCCTAACGACATTGTAGCTTTTGCCGATTTCGTAGTATACGCGGCTTTCTACTTCTTTTTTCTTTTGAGGAGTAAATATCTCAAATACGCACCTTCTATTCCAGTAGTTGTTTGGATTGTATATCTCGTCAGAAGTTTGACCGTCTGAACCAGAGTTAGAAACATCCTGGAAGCTAAATCCTGAGGCGTTTTTGTTGTCTTTTATGATAACAAATTGACCAGTCTTAGCGGGGTGTACCTCTTCTCCCTCAACAGCTAGTGGATTTTGAACGGGATCATCATTCAGCGTCACTGTATCTATGACTTGAAACTCATGAGGGTTTGCAATTCTAGGATAAACAACCTCAGAGTCATCGTTGTAATAGCTGATAATCCTTAGTATGTCACCCTCAGAGTACGTGTACAAGTCCTTGTCCCCATCAGATTTAACAGCGCCAAAAGATTTAGAGTAAGACACTTCATTGTTGTGCTGCAAGTAATTAAGAGACACATATATAACGCCGTTTTTGTCATCTGATATTGGTGGTGTAAATGCACCCCCAGCGGTGTATTGGACAAAATCAGATATAGAGTTGTTACCCCCGTACAAAACCTTGTACGTATGGGCCCAATCAGGCAAAGTGGTGTCGGGGTCTATATCCAAGCGAATAGACGCTAACCCTGGGTTGGCAACCTGAGCAACAAAGTGCGAGCCTAGGGGCACGGGCTCTCCTGGCCTGCCCCTCTCGTCATAGTACAAAAGCGCAAAGCTGTGGCTACAATTTCTTTTAAAGGACCTGCCTGTAGCCCCCGAAGAGATAGAGGTTGACGTGAGAGAAAATGAAGCTCTTCCTGGTTCGATTTCAGGTATCAACTCATCCAAGATGTTGGTGGCCTCTTGGCCCGCAAAAGTCTTGTAAGAAAACTTGCCGTGATGAAGTCCTTCAGGGCTCGATGAGTTTGACCCCTCCGACAGAGCAAACTGATTGTTGTTTCTTCCGCCGTACTCAGTATCATAATATACTCCATACCAGTAAGATGGAGAAAGCCTTCCTGCTTGATAGTTTTGTCTAATATTAACCTCCCCATCTATAATGGAGTAGATGATCCCAGACGGAGCCACTGGGTCAGCAATTCTAATTATCTCTCCATTAACGCTGTCAGGTTCGGGGTTTAGCTCAAGGTATCCTATGTGCCTTAGCTTTTGGCTTAGATATGTTTGTGCTCCAGGATATGTAGACTTGCCTGACTCAACCCTAAAATCATTGTCTAGCTCTGTACTTCCAGAAACACTAAGGACAACGGATCCGCCTCCTATAAAGTTTTTGCTAGTGCCCTGAAAACCTTCAAAGGCTTGGTTGCTTCTGCCAAGCCTCGTGTCCCCAATTTCAAATCCAGTAGATGGATCTACGGGGATAACTTCTAGCGCACCTGCATTTAGAAAGTCTAGAGGTCTGACTGTAAGGCTTCTTAAAAAGTTTCCACCAACTCCCGCATCAGAAAGCGTTTGGGCAGCATTTGTAGTGTTGTCTGTTATTGGACAAAAGTGCCTAGATAAAAAGAAAATATTGTAATCATTATCTTCAATAGATATGTCAGGATCAGGCTGTTGCGGAGAGTCAAGAAGACATATTTTTCGGATGTTTGCGTCATTAGCTCCAGGCGCGAGGGGGGCTCCTGGAGAACCGCCGCCGCTAAGATAAAATTTAGTGAAATATATCCAACCCCTAGACCCGCTTCTTGTGATTCTAGGTATCATAGTGACGGTTTCAACATTAGAAACCTCATCTATATGAAGAGAGAATATAGGTCCAACATCATACTCTGCATCTCCAGAAACTGCATTATTGACGTCTTCGCTATATCTGAGAGAAAACGTTACATCAGCTTTGTTTACAGCAAAGTAACCAACAGCAGAAAAAGCGTTTTCAAAGTCAGTTACACCCAATGGGGTGTTGTATTCATCTTTGCTAAAACAACTTACAACTGTTCTGGCTCTTTTGTCGGTGTCGGGTATGAACCCATATCCGTTAGAGCTGTTCATAAACTGATCAATAGACACAGTAGGAGATCTATCTTGCCCAGGAGTCAATTCAACAGCTATTTCAGGTGGGAAAAAATCAACTCCAGCCAAGCTTGTGTCACCGTCGCTAAAGTAACCCTTTAAAACATTGGTAACAAAAGCCTTTACCGAGGTAGAACCCTCTACACCATTTATAATTTTAAACCTTGCTCTAAACTTCACTAGAGCTTGGGGTATAATAAATGGATTTGAAGGGGAGGTGCCGAACGTAATGTTTTGAATAGGTCCCTGAACAATACCCACTTCGTCACCAGGGTCAACTACATTCCATGTCAGACCAGTTGCCCCAACTCCGCTATTGTCTTGGAACCTGGTAGGAGAACCATCTCCGATAAGGTACTCATGCGTAGTTCCACTTTTTTTTACTCCCCTATAGTCATCAAAAATACTTTTGTTGTCACCAACATTTGAAGACAAACCAAAACCATTGTTTTTAAAAGCGTGAAAGCTTCGGTCACTATCGTATAGCTCAAAGTTTCCGTCAGGCTCTATAGCAAAAGATATGTCTACAATAGCTCCTTCAGGCAAAACAGACGGAAGGTCAGAGAGGTCAAACTGGTAAGAAGCCCTCCTGTTAAACACTTTATTTCCAACACCCTCTTGAGTGATGTCAAAGTTTTCCCCATTGAGAGATACAGATATGTTGCTAGGTGATTCTTCGGAAAACGCTGGCGAATCAGCAAAGGCTGGAGAAATCAAGGGCCTTACTCCAATCTTTAGGTCTACGAAATCTTCAGGCCTTGGTGTATTGACTGTGGTAAGGGTGGCATTAACAGAATTTGTTTCATACCCCTCCGTGTAGTTCCCATATATGAGCCTGTCGTTAATTACTGTTTGCGCTCTAGCTATCCTGGGGAGGGCATCATTGAGCTTGTCTTGATCCTCTTGAGGGACTCCTGTTAAGACAGAGTCGTTGTAAAATTCAAATGTCAATTCATCTGATCCTGTGGCAGCGTCTTTTTCAGAAACAGTAAAAAACGCCCCATCGTTTCCAATACGCACCAAAAGTCTAATTCTTTCGATGTTGTCGGTGTAGTTTGGTATGCCCCTTACCTCTTTAGGTATTTTGACAAGCAAGCCATTGGCTGCCTCAAGGTTTGGCTCAGTAAGAGACCCTTGAGTCAAGTAAGGCGTTGGAATTGCAACATCAGAGTAAGTTGATATTGCACTTTCTTCTCCTGTGCTGTATATACACTGGTATGCAAACTGAAAGCCCTCAACGGACCTGAAGTTTATAGGCTTTGTGGGCTCTGAAAAAAACTCCCACGTAGGTGGGTGCATAGGTGTTTTGGGGCACGCTGTAATAAAGTCCTTTACTCTGCTAGCGCTAGCGCCAGTTGCCGCAGCAATAGCCGTATCATCAAGAGAGAGTTTTTTGGGCTCATTACGTCCGTCAGTAAAATACAATATGACGTTGCCATCACTGTGGTATACGATATCTCCTTTTACAAAGTCGTCATTTTGAAACTCAAAGTATTCAGAAACATAGATGGCCTCAACGTTGTCATCAGCGGTTATCCTGTATACACCTTGCTTCTCAGCATTTGTAGAAAAAACAAATAAGTATATCTGCCCATTAACTTCATCAACAACACTGCCAATGACTCTAGCGCTTTCACCCGATTCAAGAACAGTTGTGTCTTGATCTATAGCGTCATTGCCTTTTACTGGCTTTATAACACCAGCGTCACCTGTGTCCGAAGTGTCATCTACAGCCGTGTCAAAGTCATCAATAGAAATATTGATGGCATTGTACATCTCTGTCTTGTCGAGAAGCCTTGCATCTTTTGAACGATTAAGCTTCCGAGGAAATATCTTATCTATCATCAGTACTTAGGTGCCAGTAGGTAATTTTTACGAATTGTCTTCAGTGCTTCATCTTTACTGAAGTTACTGAGTCTAGCCTTAGCCAATCGACGATCGTTGTAATACTCACGTCGGGCTCTGGCCTTTTCGTTGGCTGGCACCGTAGACTTTCTTTCGCAAAGCTTGTAGTACATGTAGCTCCTCAAAGCTTCCTCAGCGTACACATGTATAACGGGATTGGTAGACCTGGCTTCGTCAGCAATATACTCCAAGACAATCTCACTGCTGCCTGAGTCAGTGTCTATCTCTATTCTGTTTTGATCAAGATTGATTCTGTACTCCCCAGCAAGGTGTCCACCACCTAAGCCGTAGAGCCTTCCTATCCCCCCTTGAAACAAGTAGTTCTCAAAGATAAAGTGATCAAGGTCTCCGTTGCCGCTGTTGCTTCCAGCAGTAGCATTCTTGTCGTCTTCCCTGTTTTTAATTATGTTTGAGGTTAGATTCAATGGGCCAGCCTCGCTGTCTGTTGTAGCGACTTCAGTAGTTAACTTCCTAGAGTAGTTTAAGTTTTTGTTCTGACCCAAAACCCTGAGTATGCCGTCGCTGTCTACGACTCCAATCTTAACGAGATCTACATAGTCCTCAGGCAAGATCACGGTGTTGTTAGACTGAATCGTTCTTTTTATAGAGCGCACGCGGCTGCTGACGTCAAAGCCAAACTCTCTAATGCCACGAAGTGCGATGTTTCTTATGGCTGTGTCGGACACGTTGCTGATGTAGTCATCACTGTCCATTGTCACAATAAAGTCATCAATCAGCTGCCTAAGAGAAACGAAGTTCATCGTTTCACTTTTGGTGCCATTAGTTGACCTCTCGCCGCTATATGTTACGTCTTCAAATGCCATTATCTATTCGTAGTTTCAGTAACGCCGTACTGCATTAAAACATCGTCCCTAAGCCTTACACCAATCATCCTAGCAATCTCACCTACGAGCTCTGTCAGGTAGTGATCTGGCAACTCGAAGTTTGTGCAGTTGATAGGGTCTTCAACAACAAAGCCTGTCGACCCACCTATTGATAAGGCAACATATTTTGGCTCTACAGGGTATCTGTAGTACTTGATGTTTATATCAGAGGTTATGGTTTGAGGGAAGATCTCGATGTTAATACCATCAATGAGGGCTATAGGAAACTCTTCACTAGGGGCAGAAAGATTGCTGTTTAGAACCCTCTTTGCTTTTTCAGAGTCATATATGATTTCAACTGAAGTGTTGGTTTCAAACACGTTCATGCTTATAATCCTTGAGAGATCTGCTGGCTTGTTTACCCTAGCCACTTCCTCTACAGCCACCATTATTTCTTCTCCGTCTTCGTCAAAAAGGGGGTTGCCTTGGGGGTCTTCGTCTTGCACAGGCTCTTCTTCTCCAGAAACATTCAAACGCTTGCTCGTTATGAAGTACGAAAGGTCTTCCTCGACCATCTTGTATGCGGACTTGTCTCTGCCAGCGTCGCCCCCAGACTTTCTCAAACGTGTAGCAATCTTCAACTCATTGAACATCTCATTGTAGACATTCATCTGAGCGGCCCTTGCGAGTGTATTAAACACCGCTGGGGTTACAAAACCCTTTTGATCTTTGTTGCACAGATCACGTACAATGTTGTATACAACTGCTACCTTAACCATGCTGTAAATATACAAACAAAAAAAAAGGCCCCTTCGGGCCTTTCTTTTATCCTAGCTTGTCTAGTCGTTCTTCCAAGTTGGATAGAACCGAGGCTCCTTTCTCTGTGAGACAGAACCTAACCATAACATCCATCGGGTCTTGACCCACAGGTACCGATACAATCAAGTTGTTGCTGTCGAACCAGAATACACCATTATTTTTTACGTTCAAGATTTGATAATCTTTAGCCTGCTGCACTATGCTTCGAGTCATAACTTGAGGTGAATCAAAGGATTGCAGAAACTCTTCAGTCTTACGCTTTGCGATATTCAAAAGATTGTAACGAATCTCTGATACAGGTGAGTTGATGTTAATGCCAAAGTAAATAGCTACTGGCAACAAGTCATTGATATCTGTGTCACGAACTTTAGAAATAGCGTCTGTGAGCAAAAACTCTTTTTGTAGCTCTTGTTCAGCACTTTTACGCTTATTGACCTCTCTAAATACAGGGCCATTCTGAGGGTGTACCTCTAAAAATTTACGCAAGTTAGGCTTTTCTTTGGGGACAAAAATTCTTCCGTCCCTAAATGCGACAGATTGCCTGACAGCGTTTTCGCTTTGTTCGTCAACGTAAATAGAAGGTTCGTTAGGGCAGTAACGTATTTCACGAACAGTGTCGTTGTCTTCGTCGTACACTGTAACTCCCTTTTGTGGAAGCATGTATACAACACCACCACCCTTGATGATTTCGTACTCTTTGTTTTCGTTTACAACCTCTTTGCGCTTAATTGTGCGCTTTTTAGGTTTTACTGTAGGTTTAACGGCAGGCGTAATGGGCTGCACGTTTTCCACTGTCTCGGCCTTTTTGGGGCGGCCTGGAGCCCGTCTTTTTTTAGCTTGTTCAGCCATGATTAAATGAATTAAAGTGTGTATAAATTAAACAAATCTGTTGCCAGAGTAGAAGCCGCGTTAGCTCCAATGTCTTTTTCAATGATTCCAAATCTTGGTATCTGACCCTTAAAGAGTCCACCTACATGTCCAAGGCGCTCTATAAGCAAGTTTCCATCTGTTGCCCCCGAAGTGTTTGACTTTCCCGTCACAGCGTCTATAACGCCTATGATGTCTCCTGTTTTTTCTGTTCGGTTTGCCGCATGAAGCATCATATTGAAGTTCTTGTCTCTCCGAATGACAAAGACATGACACCCGTTGTGTACTGTAGAGTTAAAATTGTTGTCAATAGTATCAACTGAAGTTTTAACACTAGCTACAGCTCCAGTTCTGCCTTTGTGTCTAACACTAAATGTCTTGTTTGAGATTTCAGGTGCTGCACTTGCTCCGTTTTTCATAAACACTCCAGAAAAACCAATACATTCTTCGCTTGAGTCCCCATACATGGGGGCAACCCCAACGGTGTTAGCGGTGCCTATGACAACATATATAGTGTAGTCGTTTTGAATTGTAAGGGCGGGAACGTCAAAGGACTCATTAAGCCCAAAGTTCACAGCATCTGTAGAGAAGTTGAGTTGGTCAGCTGCCTTGACAGCAGACGGAGTATCACCCGACGTTGGGGTAAGGTTGTAAGTTGAGCCTCCTGTGCCAGAGTTTTGCCAAGAAGTTATCGTAGCTGATGCTGAGAAAGAAGCAAGCCCAAGGTGGTTGTAGTCCACTATGGGGAGGTTCCCTTGGAAGTTGATACCAGCTATGGTGTTTTGGAACTTCTGTTCCTGAGTCCCCTGGCTGATCTCACCACTCACTGTCTCAACAGCAAGCGTAGGTATAACAGGAGATACAGACTCTTTCTCTTGAACGAACTGAGAAAACGTGGAGTTCTGGTTTACAGCATCAAATCGCATGATGCTTTTTTTTGATTCAGAGGAAATAAAGTTGAGTATGCTCTCCATGAGGGCAGTCTCTTCTCCTTTGGCACAGCCCACCTCTACGCTCGTCTTTGGTATAGACTCCCCTGGGTTCAAGAAAGAAGACTCAAAGGCAGAAGACTGGTTAAAAGTAATAATCAAACCACCAACCTTGGTGGTCATATAAGCCATGCTGTCTGCAGGGATAGAGAGGCTAGATATACCTACACCTGTGTTTGATGTGGTTGCCCCAGATCCTGCGGTTTCTGACTCTCTTCTAAATAGGAAAAACTTCTTCATTGTATTTAAGTAGTGCAAATATAGCGAAAAAGAAAAAGGGGACCGAAGTCCCCCTTTCCAATAAACTGTTTAGTATTAGGCTGCTGCCTGCTCAACTTTAGATTCGTCTCCATCAGCGTCAAACTGAGTAGCTACCCAGTTAGTAGCTGAAACACAAACGCACCTAACTAGCGTAATTGCACCAGCAATCTCAGATTCAGCATTAGTAGCAGTGCCAGCGTTAATACCAATAGTAGCAGGAGCGCTGGTTCTAAGCTCAAATCCAGTAGTTCCAGTTTCTGCAATATGAAGAACTGTTCCTACAACAGGAGATGGCAAAATCACAATGTGATTAGCATCACCGTCTGCGTCCACAGCAACAAATGTCGCTCCTTCTGGAATTGTACCTGTTCCTGTTCCATCATCTGTAGCAGTAACACTTGTTACTCCAGACCCATCAGTAATTGTTGGGGCAGTATCAAAGTCAATGTTAGCAGAGACAGAAGAATCATCAGCATTATTCGCAAGAACAACAACAGCGTCTTTTGAAAAGTTAATGGCCTCAACAAACTCTCTCATGACTGTCTGCCCAGCACCATCTGTGATGGTAATGTCTACAGTTGTGTGATCGCTTGTTCCAGCATCATTAAATGTTGCAATTAAGCTGTCAGTGTTATCCATGTGAAAAGCACGAAGGCTAGACAAAGGAAACATGCGGGCCTCATCCTCATTAGAAGCCGCTGGGTTTACAAAAAGAAATTTCTTATTTACGTCCATGGTTTCTAATATTTAGCTGATTGCAGGCAGTGTTGCCACAGCAGTGATGCTTGAGTGAGCATAAACACTGTTAGTGTCATCAGCGATGATAATAAACGGGTCTTTCCCGAATCTAATTTCTTCTGAGATAGCTCTCATGACTTCTGTCCCCGTGTTGTCAGAAATAGTTACTGCCACTTCATACTCTTTTAGAGAAGTGCCAGAACCGACTGAGAACCTTATGTCTAAAGCAGTTCCACTTCCATCCATTTCCATCTCAACAAGATGCCTTGCTGGGATACAGGTGGAGTCTGTGGCCGCGTTTTCGAAATACAAAAATTTTTCCATAGTAACTAGTTATTTTTTGTAGCTAGAGGGGAAGGGACGAAGCCCCTCCCGTCTACCTAACTGTTATTATTATCCCTTAATGATAACGTGTTGGTTAGCAGCACGAGTCACCAAAGCAATCTCAGAGCGGTAGTGGAACGTAGCAACGTCTCTACCAGCATCTCCATTGTTTGTGTGTCCCAAAACGCCACCACCAGTTACCCAGTGCTCCATCTCTCTAGAGTAGCCGTTTGCTTCTTTGTAGTACATAGACAAAGCAGGAGCCTTGTAGCCTGTACGTGGGTCAGTCACCTGGCTCATAGGAACCATGCAACCTTGCAAGAAGTTAGAAGCACCCAAGAGAGTAGGATCATTCAACAACTTAAAGTCATGCTTGTGGAACGTGTAACCACCGCGAGTAAAGGACTTAAAGCCCAACTTAACGGCCATGTCAGCGTCGTTGTTAAATGCGCCAAACTGACCAGTCAATCCAGCAGTGACACCAGTAGAAACACCAGAAGCAAGCATGTCATCAATAGCGAGGTCTTGCTTTCTGTTCAAGTACATAGCGTACTCAGAAGTGGCTCCATTGTTGTCGAGCTCCAAGATGATATCGTCAAACTCAGCAAAGCTATCCAATGGATTAGCGTTAGCGTTAGAAACAACAATACCTCTAGACTCAACAGCAGAGATGTATCCCTCTGAACCCTTGCCTGCATCTTGAGCGTTGCCAGCGTAGACAGCAGAAGTAGCATCCGTATTATTGTCATCGTTGCCCTTTTCAGCAAACAACAACATCATCTCACGGCGATCCTCAAAACGTCTCCGAGCCTCTTGCTCACCATACATAAACCAGCGGAAGTCGCCTCCGCCTACGTCAATGTAACCGATGTTAGTTGCCTGTGAACCATTTACCTGGAAACGATCTTTTACGATCATGTAGGGGTTCTTGCGTCTAACAACATCAGCATCAGTGAAGTGAGATGGTTGCTCAGTGCCCTGCCCGTACATGTTTCCAAGTACAATAAAGCTACGTGAAGTAGAGTTGTTACTGGCAGCACCTCCATCAAGTGTCATCAAAACGTAGTCATCAGCAGCTGTTGGAGATCCATCAGCAGAAATAACAACAAAGCGTTGACCGTTAGCACTATCCATAACCACATCGTTAGGACCGATGGCAGTGCCGTCAGTGCCATCAGCGGCAACAGACAATGTAATTTGGTCGTCATCAGCACTATCAGTAACACCAGTTACAAGTCTGTGACGTCTTCCAACTTCAAAGTACTCAATCTGGTCGGCAGATCCTCCAGAGTTGATTGCGCCAGTGAGCTTCAAGAAACCAGTGATGCCTTGATCACCGTAAGTTTCTACGAGCTGTGGCATGACATCTGGCTTGTTGTGATCAAGCAGAGTGTCAATAGTAGTATATTTTTCGGGCGTTAGTCTAAGATTGGCGGGTGCGCCATCCAAGCCTCCAGCCGCAGCAGCAGTAGTAGCCATAATATTTTAGTTTTTAGATTTTAAAAGTCAATGTGCTAGACTGTTTACCCAGAATGTTTTTTAACTGGTCAGCTAGCGGATTAGTTTGATTTATCCCCGTTTCCGTAGGTGTCTGAGCTTGGACATTGGCCGCCTTATTCACGAGAGTCTTTTGACCATCACCAAGGCCTTGCTTGTAAGCCGAAGCCACAATAGCATCAATGTTGTCAATGACAGCTCTGTGAGAAGAGAGCGAGTCATAGTCCCAGCTTCCGTCCTCACGGATATAGGGATCGAAGTACTCGTCAAGACGAGCATTTTTTTGTTTGAGTTGTGACTTGTATGCGTCATCTAGGGCAAACGTAAAGCTCTTATCACCGCCCAGGTCGAACTCCAACCCAGTCATCTGATCAACTTCGTTTGACATCTTAGAGACCCATGCCTCGTCAACGATAGACTCTACGTCTGTGCTCTGCTGAACTTCAGGTGCTTTGTACTGAGATCGAAGCTCCTCGATCTTTTGTCTAGCATTCTGGGCGTCAACCTTGAGTTGGACTTGAGCCAAGCGAACCTCTTCCTCACTGTTGAGATCGGGGTCCACTTTGTATTTGCTATTGATCAACACATTGAGCTCTTCAGGAGAGAGGCTGGGGTACTCACTTGCCATGCTTACACGGATAGCCGTTGCATCATCCATCTCGGAAGGATTCAACGACTGGTAAGCAAACCAGTCTTGTGGTGACCTGCCAGTTTCTTCTACAAAACGAGCAATAGATTCAATGCGCTCATCAAGAGCTTTTTGTTGTGGAGTGCTAAAATCGTCAAACGAACTGAACTCTCTACCGAGCCTCTCGCTCATGTATGAAAGAACAGCTTGTTCGTAATCAGAATCACTGTACTCCTCAGTTTCTTCTATTGGTGCAGCCTCAGGGTCTACGTATGAAGACTCTTGAGGTTGTGCTTCGACAGCTGGCTCTGGGCTTGGCTCTGGTGCTGGCTCCGCTACGGGTTCCGCTACGGGTTCAGCAACGGGCTCAGCCGCTGGCTCAGTTGTTTCGACTTGTGGCTCCTGTTCAGAGGCCATAGATGCAGCAAGGTCCTCAGGGTTGCTGAAGACCTTCATACCTGCAATTTCGCTAGGTTGATTTTCCATTTATATTAAATTAATTGTGTTCTTAGAGTTGCTCAAAGCCAAGAATAAGTTCTAGTCCAGAGGTCGTTGAAACTGTTTCGGCTGTGCCGCAAACACACCCAACAAAAATAGAAGAGCTGCCACTTTCAGCTTGCACAACTAAATCTATACCAGTAACTGTTGAAATTCTTGATAGAACCATATCACCAATTTCATTGTTGGCAACACCAGGGACAGCAACCCAACCCAAAGACTTATTCGTAACAAGCTCTGGGTCTGTAATATCTATAACGCCGCCCAGTGTGCCTAAATCATTTGTTCCTAGCTGAGAGAAATACAATTCATAATCATCACTGGCGTTGTCATCAAAGTCTACAATACTTACTGACTTCAACAAGGCGGCGCCACCATTGTGCGCTACAGCATTTTTAATTTCTGTAGGATTAAACAAAACCTGGCTTTGAGCATCAGTTGTACCGTTAAAGCAAGTAGGCGTTATTCTTACTGTTTTAAAATTCTTTGCCATATCTTATTTATTAGGACCCTCCGTAAGGATTAGATGAATCGTCATTTCCAAATACACCGTACTCAACCATAGTATCAACCTTGGTAGCATACACCTCGAGCTTCTTGTCTGGGTTTATAGGAATAAACGCAAACTCACCACCACCGATCTTGGCTACTAGACCCGTGTCAGTATCGTTGTGAATGTAGATGTAGTTCTCAAGCTCACCTTCCATATTTTTGATGTAGAGGTATGCTCTCTCTGAGCACTGGTTCTCTATGTATATAGCAAGGTCATTTGCGTCAGCCGCCGTCCCCTTGACTTTAGCTCTGATCAAAGAACCAGAGTCAACGACAAGCAACGAGTTGACAGAAATGTTTAGAGGGCTGCTGAGAACACCAACACTCGAAAGGCTTAATGTTGCCCGAACTGAAGCCATTATGCTTCGTAAATTACCAAGAACTCCACAGTCATAGTTGTAGCAACGCTTGGAGTTACCTTAATGTCTTGCTCTCCATTGAAGGGGATAAACATAAAGTCTCCAGCGTAAAGCCTGCCCAACTGCTGAGATTCAACAGTGATAATCAAGTTTTCTGATGCAGTGGTGCTTATGTTTTTCACATACACTTTGTGAGCTCTATCGGCAGTGAAGTCTGCTTTATCGACAAGAGTCTGAATGCTTGTGGTTGTAAAGGTTTTTCTAGCGACACCAGTGCTCTGGTCAAGGCCAGTAACTGTTCCAGCCTTGGTGAGAGTTGTTGTAGTTGACAAAGCCAAAGCATCCCCAGTGAGGTCTGAGCTGGACAATGTAAGAGTTGCGGTTGTTGTAGCCATTTTAGTGTTTTTGTTTTGGCAAATATACTAATTATTATTTCTTTTTCTTTTTTCCTTTGCCAGCTGCAATCTTTGCTGCTTCACGCTTTCCAAAAGCTGACTTTACTCTAGCCATAGCCCAGGCATGCTGGGACACCTTTGGTCTGTTGCCTGAGCTCATGTAAGCGGCAAGGCCTCTACGATAAACTTCCTTTTGTGCCGCTGTCAGGCTCGCGTAGCCTTTGCCCTTGCCTTTCTTTTTCTTGGAGGATGCCTTACCTCCCTTTTTCATTACCCTCATATCTTATCTCTTCTTGCCATAAGCTTCTTTAATCTTGCAGCTACGGCTGGTGGGAATCCTTTCTTTTTTCTTTTTTCTTTGGTGCCTCTATGCTTTTTGTAGATGTCAGAAATCTTCTGCATCAATCTTTTTCTTTCGCCTACGTTAGCGCTACCACGAGTGTATTTAGGGTTGAACTTCATCCCCTTCTTAGCGGACTTGGGTTTCTTCCCTGCCTTTTTCATGGCGATTGCTATCGCTGCTTGTTGTGCTGCACTCTTGGCCATTACTTCTTCTTTGGGTGGTCAGCCATTTTAAACTTTGCCTTTGCAACAGCGCCTGGATGAGGGGCATACTCACCCTTCATCAAGTAATATCTGCCGCTATCCTCCATCCAGTGAAAACCTTTTGGCGGGTCGATAGACATGGTTTTGTTCGTTATAGAGAACTTAGCCCCCTTTTTTGCCTTGACTGTTTTCATTACCACTTGGATTTGTTGGCCCAAAAAGCTGCGCTCATTTTGCCTTTTGCAATGTTACGCCTATGCCTAGCTTTGAAGCTGGCTCTTTTCTTTTTCATGCGCTCGCTCTCTCCAGCCTTGGGCTTACCTGCGGTCTTAGCCCCCTGCTGTCCGTAACGAATAAGTTTTACTCTATCCCCTTGTTTAGCAAGTACTATGTGTGACTTCTTGGGGTGGCTAGGAGTGCGCTTTGGTTTGTTGACACCAGCAAGCCCATGCTTTTTCAGCATGCGCTTGATTCTTGACCTTAGCGCCTCTTTACTCATAATGCAAATATAACTATTCTACACTTTGGTCTTTCCAACCCTGATCATAGTCATTTATGATAGCCAAAATTTCAGAGTGAGTGTATTCTGTTTTGCCAGACAGGAATGATGGCTGGTCTCCCAGATACTCCACTACAACTTGAGTTTGATCTAAACTGTATCGAAGAGTGTTTACGCTATCGTCTTGAATTTGCGAAAAATCAAGAGAAGATACTTCAGAGGAATTGATAATGCAGTAAGTACTCATGATGGTGTCGTAGAACTAAATGTAGCTCCATTGGTTAGAGTTCCTGAATTAGAGTTAGACGAAGAGTCGCTAGTGTCATCTTCAAATCTCCACCATCCAATCAAATCAGATTCTCCAGAAAGATCAGCAGGAACTCCAGAGTTGTAAATATTTGAAACCTCACTTGCGCTCAACACCTTATCAAACAAAGCCCACTCATCTATGAGGGCATCCATGTGTTGAGAGTCATTAAAGTTCGCTCCTATTCTTATAGTGTCAAAAACAGTTCCTGAATCTATACCGACAAGATTGTGGGAAGTTCCAGTGGTGTTGTGTGACGGAAAGTTTGACTGCCCTTCACCCCTAAGGACTCCATCAACATAAATTTTCATAGCGCCTGAGTAAGTAACAGAAGTGCTAGGATTTGTGTAAGACGCAGAGGTATCCCACGTCAAAACAACATGCTTCCAAACACCCCTCATGTTTGCCGCATTGTACATGCTGTCTGAGGCAGAGCCAAAGTCACCGTGGTCACTTGTAACCCTACTCCATGCTTTTCCTAGGTGAGAGCTACCTGTCCGTGTCGCACAAAACCTTCCAGCAAATGTACCGTCACTGGTTTCATCTCTGTAGGTGGCAATAAGCCCTTTGACTGTGGTGCCGCTTTGACCGAAAAAAAACATATCAATCCTCCCAGACGTAGTTTGGGAAGAATCAAAGATGCTGAAAAACCTTACACTTCCTTGCTCGTTAGCATCGACTTTTACCCAATAGGAAATAGACCCAGCAGTGTGAGGTATGATATCAGATCCAAGGCTTATCTCAAAGAAATCGTTAACACCGTCAGTGCTTAGAGATTTTGTGTTAGAAAAAGCAACAGGGGCAGAAACTCCTAAAACCTTTGATACATTTGCCTTGGCTACACCAGAGACTTTACTTATCGAAGAAAAATCGACAAAGGATATTTTATTTATGCTCATTTATGCACTAACCTCTACAAACGTTCCGTCTGGATTAAACCAGATCTGACCATTTGATGCGTCAAGACAATATCCAACCACTCTAACTACATCTTGATTTCCAGAAGGAGGTGTAGATGTAATATCTCCTGGTGTCGTAGAAACAAATAAGACGTCACCTACAGCCCCTGGGTCGTGATCAATAGTTACCATGCCGCGAAGCAAAACACCATTAGAATCAGATGAGGTGCCAAGAGCAATCCCAAGCAATCCATCACAAGTTGAAACTGCATTAGCGTCGGCAAGTTCCCATGTGCCATCAGACTTAAAGTGATACAAAGCACCTCTTGTCATAGAGGTTGTGCTGCCTAGATACACGACATCTCCATCATGATCTCCGTCTATGTTACTTGTTACTTGAAAGTGCCTTTTATTTATTTCAGCCCCCTTAGCCGTAACTTTGATGTGTATGGTATCGTTCTGACCAATCACAACGCTGTGGTCGCCTTCAGACTCAATTAACAAGTCACCATCTGAAACTCCAAACAACAAATTATTGGTAGAGTCAGCTATAGCTATGACAGCTGTATTTTCGTCATTGACTAGCGAAATAGTAGGCGTAATCTCACTGGCAGCTCCAATAGTAAGCGTGTCGCTTGAAAAGGTCAAGTTTGCTTCAGCAGTGATAGCGCTAGTTCCTGTGCCAGTAAGAACAGCGTTATCTGTAAGTGTAGTGGCACCTGTGCCCCCGCTACTTACAGCCAACGTTGACGAAAGTCCAGCTGCTGTTCCGCTAGTGTTTTGATTTAGTGTGGGGACATTGTTTGCGTGAATGGTTCCAGCCCCGTCAGAAGTAAGATCAACAGGGATGGCATCCACCACCAAATCAATAGTGCCGTCAGAGTCTTCATACGTTGCAGCAATACGAGTCTCTGTGTTGCCAGTAAACATAGCCCCCACGATGTCTTGAACCTCCTCAGTGCTAAGCTGAGTGTTCGTATCGGTAGAGGCTATAGTTACTGTATCGCTTGAAGCGTTAGTTGTCACAGTAACGTTAGACCCACCAGCAATAGTTAGGGTGTCGCTTGTGCCATCTGCAACGACATTGTCTTGTCCAGCTACCGCTATTGTGGTAAAAGCGTTGGGGGAAGTGCCGTCGGCACCAGCTGGTCCAGTGGCCCCAGTAGCTCCTGTAGCTCCAGTGTCACCCTTATCGCCCTTAACGCCCTTGCCAAGAACTGTTGTTGTGCTTGGCGTACTGGCCGTTATGGTTATGGTGTTTGATGCAGATGAATTTACAGTTATAGACATTATGAATCAGGATTTGAGATATCATCATTCACAATAAAGTTGCCCTCAAGAATAGTGGTTGATACCTCATTCACTGTTTGTTGAATGTCGTATACGTATCTGCCAGCAGCAATCCTAGACATGATTTTGTCAGAAGCAGAAAAGGTTGCGTTTCCGCTGTCGTCTATAGTAACAGTAAAATTGTTGACACCCTCTCTAGTTTCTGCCGACTTGCCTTTTGAAGCAGTGCCCATAATAAGAGGTCTTAGCTTGCGAGCTCCAGACTTCCTGCCTCTAACCTGCATCAAAAACTCATAGTTAGAGGTGCTAAGAGTTAGGGCTGTGCCTGATGAATCTTTCAACAACAAAGCAAGATTAAAAGTATCACCCTTCTTGCAGGTAATATCGAGCTTCTCAGATACGTCTAAGTTTAGTTTACTTGCCATTGTTATAACATTTCGCTTATATCAAATCCAGAGCTAGCCTCCTCTAACTCACCTCTCTCACCTTTTCTTTGTGAGATAAGCTTAGATTGCTTTGATGCCTGTTTGTCAACCCTCTCGTCTTTTCTATCCTCCTTAAGAATCTCTATTTTTTCTTTAAATTCTTGATCATCGGTCTTGAATCCAAGAGTGGCCTGAGCTCTAATTATTTCTATCTCTTTTCTAAACTCATGCTTGACGCCCTCCAGCTGTGCCTCTAGCTGGTTTTTCATTTGCATCTCTTGAGCCTTGAGTTGTGACTCCATTTGCATTTCTTGCTGTCTAGCTTGGCTGGCAGACATGGCAGCTTGCTGGGCCTGCTGAGATTGCATCTGAGAGTTCTGCATAGCAATCTCTTGCTGCTGCTTCATTCTTTTCTTTCTCCTTACAATCAACAAACGCTCTGCTTGGTTTATGTCTTTGAGATCTCTAATAGAAATAGCGTCTTCAAGATCTATTTCTTTCTGAGCTAACGCAACTTGAATGTTTTGCTCCAGGTACTGCTTTTCTTCGTCCTCCATCTCTTTGTGAACCTGAACCCCAAAGTTATACATGGGAAGATCACTAAAAGAAGAAAGGACTTTCATGTTGGTCTCTCCAATAGCATTTTGATAGACCTTCATCAAAACAGAATCCTCTGGTATAATCTGTATGCACTTGACAATGTCTTCGCAAACTTTTTTGAAGAGCACCATCGCTGAGTTTGTAATATCATAGATAGCATTGTTGCCAGCAGAGATGGCTTGCTGCCTAACTCCCACGAGGGCATCACCCTTAGGTGAGCTGGCATCCATAGCTTCATTGATGCCTGTCGTATCCCTAATCAGTCTTAAGTAGTGGTTGTACAACCCAATAAGCTCATTGATATTTCTAATGCTGTTTCCAAGCTCTCTGACTGGAGGGTTTTGAAAGCCACCCTCTGGATTTTTACTTCTGTAATAAAAAACACCAGTCTGCTCATAAATGTCATGAAGCTCTAGTGGTTGAAGCTCTCCCCCCTTACCAAGCTGCACATTCTCTAGACCCTCAATATCAATGATAAGTCCATCAGGTTTAGCCTTAGCAATAGCTTGCTGAAGCTTAAGATGAGTAATCTGCAACATATCTGCAAACCCAACACAGCTATCAACCATAGACTTTGGCATGTTGTCCATTAAATTGGTGGCAACAGGAGAGTATGAAAGCTTACACCGAGACAAGTCGTGAACGTTTTTAGGAACGTTGGCGCTCTTGCCATAGTTGACTATGTAGTTTGTACCCAACACATAGGTCCCCCCGTAAAGCATTTGCATCTCCATCTTATGTGGTATGCGCTCGTAAACAGATCCTTGACGCTCTTTAAACTGAAAGCCTTCATAGTAAAACCCTACGTTTCCGTGGCGGTTTTGTTTTTCTTGAAAGTGCATGCAGTCTACAGAAATAAACTCGAAGTCCAAGACCTGAACCATGTACTGGCTGTAATCATTCTTGGAGTTGTAGCTTCTATAGTCGTTATATGGGGAATATTTGTCTGATCTTTTTGAAGCAACCTTCAAGATTTTTTTCAAATCATCATCAGAAAGCTCGTTGCCAGCAAGTCTCTTTAACTCACTAACTGTCATTTCTTTAATGTGACCTGCATAAACAATGTCTTCAAAAAAAGGATCCTCTGTATATCCGTGAATAAACATTGCAGGATCGACATACTCGGTGCTTATGCCATAGTTGGGATCGTTGTTTCTTTTAACAACGGCCATACCGAGCGCAGCCAGATCATTAACACAACGCCTGTATGTGCCGTCATTAAAGTTGTTCCATGACAGAGTCATATTTGTTGCGACCTGTGCCGCAACTTCAGCGTCAGTTTTTATGTTTGTGTCCAAAAAGATATCTGCTTCCTCTAATGAGTCTGGCAGCTGATCTGGATCTACATCTAAAACCAACCCCCCAGTTTTCTGTTTTAAGTTTTGAAGATCTTTTTTTAAAGCTACTTGAGTTCTTAGTCTTTGCTTTTGCTTGTTCTTTTCAGAAGAAGAAAGTGGATCAACAGCTTCAAGGTTGGGGTATGGATTGCGAGAAAGAATCTTATTGACTACAATACGCACAAATTTTGGCAGAATAGGAACTGGAGTGTAATCCAAGTTCAACAAACTACCCTCTCCATCATTTGGATTCAAAGAAGTCAAAAGCTTCTTATATATGGTAGTGTCTTGAGTACCGTTGGCGTAGTGCCTGTTTCTTTTGAATATCTCGTTTCTGCTACCATACAAAGAACTCTTGTCGGTCATTTTGCCCCACTGCCCCTCAATGGCCTTTGCATATTGCAGCCCGTAGCTCTTGTCTTGTTTCTCTATAGAACTAGCAAGAGGATCTGGGAAACCAGACTTAGAGTTCTCTTTATTGTACATTTACAGCTGATTTAGTGCAAATATAACAAATCATCCGCGTACCTCATATCTGCGGAAAAAACGCTTTTCATCAAACTTGGATTCTTTCTTTTTTACCCTTGCTTTTTGTGCGGCAAGAAGACACAGGCCAGAGCTAATTGTCAAGTCAAACTTAGTTCGATCGTTGATTTTAAATCCAATCCAATCTTCTAAAGTTCTGTTGAAATACATCTTGCCGTAATCCCCAGTTTCTCTGTTGACTCCAACGTTGTTGTGTATGTATTCCTCAATGGCATGAGCATGAGCCTGGATTACGTCTTGAGAGTTTGAGGGTATGCCTTTGGTTTTTACATTTACCTTAGCATTTGCGCTCATCAAGTGGCGAGGCCTATCCATTAAGTAACCATCATAACCCCTTGACTCAAAGTGTCTTGCAATGCCGTACTTATTGTTTTCAATTAAGAGTGGGTAACCGTAGAAAACAGCAGCCATCAAGCAGTCTTCATAAAATATTTTAGCCAAAGGCGGACGGGACGCATACTCCAATACAAACATGTTTGCAGGATGCTGCATGTGAAACTTGTTGTACAGATGTAGTGCCCCCTTAGACCCCCGTCCATCGACGGTGGCGTCAAGGTCGTAAGAGTCAACCCCGCCTACCCCCAGCTCTGCATTAGGCGCAATGCGTTTGTTTCTTTCAAACTTTTTTTGATTCCTCAGCTCTACTGGAGGCATCCATGCTATTCTAAACCTGCCGTTGGCATCAGGCTTAAATACAACCTCGGTGTCCTGAACCCCTCCTTTCCAAACAAAGTTACCCCTTACGATCGGGTTTGGAAACAGTTCATCGTTGTATTGAATCTGCTCATAGATGTGTCCGACATTAAATAGACTACCATCAATGCTATCTCTAAAGGCTTCATCCTCTGTGAACGGGAACTGCCTGATAACCTCGTTGAGCTCAGAAGCGTCATTCTTGAGGTTTTCTCTTTCATTCTTTAGGTAAGTCTTTGCCCCAAAGACAATATCTTCCCCATCAAGGCCAGCAACAACCTCTTCTGGGTCAGAGTGAATAGCTCTACCGTGTTTGTCAAAAAACCCTTCTAGAGAATCGTAAGCAGGTATAAACAGCCTGTATAGGCCACTTCTAGTTCTCCCGTTTTTGTTTCTTTCGTTGGGATCTGAATCTTTCCAGAGATCTTTGTACTCCTTCCCACCTTTGTCCATGGGGTTTACTGTACTCCCCACCATGGCCTTTCCCACAATCTTTCTGCCAACGATCAAGCAGGTTCTCTGTATCCTCCAGGCATCTCTTATGTCCGTAGGCTTCTCCCACTTACCAGCCTCATCTAGATACAACAAGTGAAGTTTCTCACCATCGTATGCGTTGTTGGTGGTATTCTTCCAGTTTATGACCGTATTAAGAGCCTCGCCCTTCTGCGTAGTCTTATTGTTCTTCGTGATTCTCTTAGACGGCTCGCGAAAAGCCAGCTCCATGCGCGGATTGGTCGTTCCATCCTGAATAGGTTTAAAGAAAAAGGGGTAGTGCCTGAACATCTGCACGACCTTCTTCATGAATATATTCTCCTGGGCGTCCTTACCAGTCTTTGACTGTATCCCCAGAAGCTTGTCTTTGACTTGTGTGGCCTCGTCGAGAAGAACAGACGAGCAGATATTCGTGTATCCGCTACGCCTGCACTTGGTGTACAGCTGCCCTATGCAGCGTGGGTCCGCCTCACACGCACACAAATGTAAGAAAATTTCTCTTTGGAACTCTAAATAATCTGGATACCCAATGTCCATTCGGGTCCATTGCAGCATCATGTAATGCCTGCCCGTAATATATGTAGGCTCACCTGCATTGAAAAACCAAAAGCCTTCACGCCTGCGGCGAAACTCCTCCTCGATATACGGAGAAAACTTCTGTCGAAACTCCCTTGGCATCTCCCCCCACTCATCCATAGACTTAATCCGAGACAGCTCTTGTGGCATAGGAATCCTCTCCCACAGCTGCATGTCGTCTGGACGGCCATATCCTGTAATTTCTTTCTCGGGAGGCTGAGCGGGAAGTGCAATGAGTAACCCACCGATCTCAAGAACTTCACCTTCCGTACCCTTGGGACAAATTCGGATAATGTCCTCATCAGAATACTTGTCCATACCTGTTGCTTCTAAAGCTAGGAGCTCCAGACTTAGGGTTCTTTAGCTCCATGTATTTGCCGCAGGGACACTTGATGTCGTGATAAGCGCCGTCATTCCCAAACTTAATAGAAACGCCGCTTTTAGAGTCTTCGTGCTTTTCTTCACACTTGCAAATGTATTCAGCCATAATTAACGTCCTTGTGAAGCATAAGGCTTCTTGTAGTTCTTTGAATTTTTGTTCTTAGACTGCTTTGTCTTAGCGTGAACGCCTTTTCTTCTAACAGTCTTTGCAGTGTAAGTGCTTACTTTAACTTTAGCCATTGTATTAAATTTTGTACGCCCGACAGGATTCGAACCTGTGACCGTCTGCTTAGAAGGCAGATGCTCTATCCAACTGAGCTACGAGCGCATAGGATTACCTGCTGCGTCTTCGCTTAGGTCTATTGTTTGCTCTGTTCTTAGATTCGGGCTGAGGTGCAGTCTTGTCAGACGACCCTACATGGGCTTCGTCGAGACCATCGCCATTGCCGTAAGTACCCTTGCGGCGATTGATGCGATTCAAGAGGGCCCTGTATCGCTTGGCTTTGCCGCCTTTGCCATACTTAGCATATTCCTTCTTGTAGTCTCGCTTTTTGACTTTCATATTGCAAATATAATAAATTGTTGGGGCGGCGGGACTTGAACCCGCGACTTCCTGTGTATAAGACAGACGCTCTAACCAACTGAACTACGCCCCAGTTGATAAGCCCATTTGCGTAGAGGGCCGCCTGACGAAAACCAACAACTCAGTCCTCGAACTCATCGTTCCAGGAATCCTCCCAGAACTTAAAATCTGTTCTATTGTACTGCCATACTATCTCTTTCCAATCATTTAGAGTATCTCTCAGCGAAACCTCCGCTGTAGTCTTTGGCTTCTTCGATTCCTCCATTTGTTTGTAGGTCTTTTATCATTTGCTCTAATCGCTGTCTTTCAACGATCAGTTCTTTGCAATCTGTAGCTGTTTGCTTGATGGACTGAAGCTCAGCTTTACGTGCGCTACCGTTGATCTCAGGATCAACAGGCTTTCTTACTTCGTCGATCATGTTGTCTATAGCGACCTCCATCGACTTCATAAGGCGCTCGGCGGCGTCAATCGTTGTGAACTTCTTCTTCGACATAAAGGATATCTTCAGCTCTAACTCTAAAGTACTTGTTGCCGTCAATGGTTAGCTCGTAGTCTCTGTTCTTCTTAATGCCCACCACATCGCCAACAGAGAGCCCAAGCTCTTCAATCCAAGGAGCGTTAAAAGCAACGCGAGCTTTGCGAACAGGAGAGTCGGTAAGCTTGACCACTTCGATAAGGTCGCTTTGTTCCCCAGGATCAGGACCTTCTTCAACAGGCGAGAGAAGAGTCCAACCGCCAAGACTATATATGTGTCCACTTTTTGCACTCTTATATGCTATAGCTTGGTTGTTTACAGTATGATCTGGGTCGTAACGAACAAGATAGTGGTTGTCATTACCAGTTAAAGGTTGACCATCATTGATTACAACGAGGTGGTGAAAGTATAGTGTATCACCAACTTTAACTCCTGTATTGTGTTTCAAAGGAGAACACACAACGGTCGCCTCATTTACTCTATGTTCAAATTCATTAAATCTTGAATCTACATAAAGCTCTAAACCACCGTCCGTGGTAATTGTGTCGTTGAGTTTTTTTTCTAACTCAACAACAAAAATGTCTAGTGTTTTCATTTTAATTAGTAGCCGCTACTGCCGCTGGACCTTCCTGCTGAAGGACGCCTTTGTGGTGCCCTTCTTGTAAGTCTTCGGTTGGTAGCTCTAGTTGATTGAATTTTATTTGCACTTGCTTGTTGACCTCTAAGCTGACGCTGAATGCTAGCTACCCTTTCAGCTACAGTTCTGTTTACTGGTCTTAGTCTGGCGTGGGGGGCCGAAGTGTGTGTTGCCCCAACCATAGCCCCTTGACGAACATGAATGTGATACCTACCACGGTATGGCCTTCCATTTGGAAGAAGAAACTCAGAGCCGTTGGTAGATAGGTTGTTCATGTTTGTCAGAAGTTACAGTCATATTCAACAATGCAGGGCATGTCATCTACAGACTTCCACAGCACTTGTCCATTTTCTGATTGTAAATATACGAGATATCTTTTTTTCTGATATCTATACAGATGCTCTTCATCCATAACTATAGCAGAGACCTTCCCGTCTCCTGCTCTCATCCCCACGTAGTAGGCCATGGCATCTTTAGGATCTCTGCCAATGATGATTTTTCTAATAAGTCCTTCCATTTTAATTTAATGATATACCCAGTCCATCTAATAGATCGTTTAGATCTGGACCTTGGTCTTCGGGCGGACTGTAAGAGTCCTGCATAAACCCAGTTATTACATCTAATTCAAGTTCGTTTTGAATGTTGTAGTGGAAAAAAGCTCGCATGTTGCTTTTGTCCTCATCAATTTCTTCAAGCAAACCTACAACAAAAGCCGAAATGACTCTGTCGTTCATGTCATACTTGTGACATATCTCCAAAAAAGCTTGAGAAATTTCTTGAACTTCAGACCAAAACCCCTCTTCTTCTATATCTTTGTAATCCATAACTATGCCTAAAAGTTTAGTTTCCAAAAAGAAGCTCTTCCGCGACTTCTCCCACCTTAACCAAAGGTACGTAAAAAACAACTACCTCAAGCGGTTGAGAACTACTATGATGTCCTTCTGCGACAAGAGGGACATCTTTGAAAGAGAGATGCTTTTTATGCTGTGGTGTTACGACCTAGAGTTCTTCACCCTAAAGTATGCAGCTAAGGATTACGAATACTCAGAGAAAAAACTAGCGGAAAGACTTGTGTATCCGTTAGTTAAGGAGGGTTACCTCTACAAACACTTTGACAAGATGACTCCATCCAACAAGTTGGAGGACCACTTGTTTAGAGAGGAAACAAAATACAACTATAGGGTGAGATATGCCCTGTCTCAAAGAGGGCGCCTGCTTGTTCAGGCCTTTTACAAGAAACTTAATTCTTAAACGCTAGCTACAAAGACTTCTACGTCTACGTCAGCGTTGTTGTCATTGACAGCAATGATGCTTTCTAGATCCACCAAGCTTCCAATAGCAGTAGCGGTGGCTGCATCGTCATCAACAGCAGCAACACCTACAGACTTGCTTAAGATAAAACTGGTTCCCGCGTTTAGGCGGATGCTTGCCTGGGTTGACGCATCAGCGTCACCGTTGGCAGCCAGCTGCAAAGACAGGTGAACGTCGTTGCTAGAATCCAGGTTTGTTATTCTGATGTATCTGACATCGTCGTCGTCCATAGCGCTATCAGCAGTAGTGACGGCTGTTCTAAAATTAGCTACTGTGGTTTGCGTAGCTGCGCTACCACCATCAGCTGGCAGGCTTACTATGCGGTGCATTACCTGCGTGATGTTATCGATATCGAGGGAGATGTCACTACCTCTATCCTTTCCGTTGATGGTAATGCTCTCGCTTATTGTTACTGATAGTGTAGACATGATGCAAATATAAGCAATTACAATCCTTTGCCAAACATCACTTCGTAGTACACCTTTCCCTTATCGTCACGACAAGCTTTGAGGCACCTACCACGATTAACACCATCATGAACGAAAGAAACGTGAACCCAATCAGGATTATCTTCATCACCAAACTCCCAAATGAGTTGATCAAACGTAAGATTGTTGAGTATGTAGCGGAAGATGTCACTGTTTGACACACGTCCGTATACGTCACCATCAAGATCGAGTGCTCTGCCTTCCACATGCTGACTACGCTTCGAACCCCCGATCGCAACATTGAGATCAGCCGAACGATAGCCGCTCGACACGTATATAGGCTTTCCGAAATGGTCGCGCACAGGTTGAAAAATGTGCTCTGCAACCTTTTTGAGATTCTCTGTAACCCACTCATCTGGTGTGTTGTCTATACCAAGGCGTTTAGCCGTGATGCTTTTGGTCACCTCTGCGAGTGACAGATTTTTTGACAGCTTCATTGTTTAAGCGTCTTCGCTCTCTCTCCACTGAGGGAGCTTTTCTTTTTTTCTTGGGATTGAAGTAATGCTTTTTCAAGCTTACTTCATGCCAAGTTCTTTTCTTGCCATCGCAGCCTGAGCTGGATCTTCCAAGATAGCCTTGAGCATGGCTCCTTTTTCACCATACACCTTGCCACCGTACATGTACATGGGCATCTTGTGCTTGCCACCATGCTTCATCATTTTGTCCTTCATCATGCCACCACCTGGCATTTTTTTAACGACCATCATTCTGCCTCCACCTGGCATCTTTTTTTTGTTTCCGTGATCCATAATTCTTTTGAGTTTTGTTTGACGCAAATATAATCAATCTTGATAAGCCGCTTTTCTAGCAATGCGGAGATATTCTTCTGGTGTTTTGTTAGTCCCAGGCACCTCAAATCTAGTCCCATCTCTTTTGCTGGCAAAAAACTCCCTTGTGCGCTGCCTACCTAGGAAGTTGCTCAAAAAAGCTACGTCATCAAGGCTGTAATTCCAGTCCTCACCAAGCTGTGGGGCGTACTCTTCAGTAAGCTCTATTGCATTTCTACGCAAAGAAGGGCCACCAATGCCTTCTTCCATTCTCATGTTGAAGACTTTCTCTTGCAGGGGTAGGTTTTTGGCAAACTGTTCCCTACTAATACCCTTCATCATCGGGAGATCCTTAATTTCACTGTACCTCTGACCATACATACCAGTAGCAGTGCTGGTTGGGTTCATCATAAGCACCCCTCCAAGAGACTCAGCCATAGAAATACCTTTCTTGATGGCATCAACATTCAAAGAGTCCTGTGATTCTTCGTGAAACTCATCAAAATCTACAGGGGTAAGGTATCCATCAGCATCCCTCCTGTATCCTTTGGGGGGATCTCCGTTTTTTTTAACCTTCATCCCGTCTTGAGCGCGTCTTTGAAGTCTCATAAGCAAATATACCTTATTTTCTGTTACGCCTTAGCGCTTCTTTCCCTGCTCTAAATATGCCAACCACTTCTTTTTTACCCATAACCTTAGCTCGCTGCTCCCCTACAGTTAATATCTGAATCTTTCTGGCAAAGGGCTTGTTTATTCTCTTCACTTTGGCCACTGTAGCACGTGCATCAGCAGGTGTAGCAAACTTAATGCTTACTGTATCCTTGGGATTCTCGTCAGTATACAGCCTGCGATCACTCCCCTTGGGTTTTTTACCTGTCCCAACCTTGGGATCTCGCTTTTTTACTTTCATGATACTACTATCCTCGCGCCATAAAGAATAAAGGATTCATTTGTGTACACACAAAAACCATCTTTGGTTGCTTTCTTCATCTGAATCGCTTCGATGCCGTAAAGGTATAAAGGAAAATCTTAAAAGTCAATAGTCTAGTAACAGTTTAAGACAAGGCCTCTAACTTGCTGTAAACAAAAGGCTTAGATGTTTTCGTGTGAAATTGTTTCTGAAGGCAATAATCCAAGATCACTGCGAAAAAAGAGATCAGTTACATGTACCGTGGGGATTATATGTATATAGTAGCGGTCGGCACTACGTGCCGAAACGGTTTGGCAGACCCCACCCCCCAAACACCTTCGGTGTTTGCGCTGTAGATTCCAGCTTTTGCCTACCTACTGACTACCAGTCAGTTAGGTAGCTTCTCCTCAACCACCGCAGGAGACCGCAGGATGGGACGCGCTGTCTGTCAGGGTGGGACAATCCCCAACTTAAACCTTTAGTTGAATCACTTCACCCCTTTATGGGGTGGCAAAGGTGCCGTTTTGGTCGGCCTTCACGTTGGCTAACATACGGATACAACGAGTTGTATCTCAATGTGTTAGCGGCTTTTGGCTCCACTACTACTACCCTTGGTAGTGTAGTGAGGACACCAAACTGCTAGAGATATGTATTAAATGAAACGAAACTCTATGAGTTTCATTTAATACATTATCTCATGTCAAACTTCAATTTCTCAGCTTGCCGTAAGGCAACCAACCAAGCCATCTTCCGTCCAACCAAGAGCCGTAAGGCTCTTGCTGTCAAGCTTCTTTCAGAAGCTTTGGACTTCATCAACAACCTCGAAGAGGTTGCCGACAAGCCTTCGAAGAAGGCTGGCAAGAAGCGTCGTCGTAAGACGACGAAGAGAACACCTTCACAGAAGGTGGCAGACCGCCAAGACAAAGCGGCTCTCAAGACCAACGAAGTTGGTCCGATTAAGCCTTCGAAGAAGGCTAAGACAGCTTCCGTTAAGGAAGCTAGGGAGTCAGCTAAAGCTGTCTCGGTGGCCACTGGGGCCGCTGCTAAAGCAGCGAAGAAAGCAGAACTTCGTTCTGCTACTGCTGAAAGGGCTGAAGTTGCCGCTCAACCTTCGGTTGACGAGTCAAGAGTAGCTTCCTTGGAAGCTAAGATTGAGGCTCTCACCGCAGTGCTCGCCCTGCACATGGAGTCTACGACTCTGCCTTCTCCTTCCAACGAAGTTGGACTTGACCAACTCCCCTTCTAATCCTTTAGGATTAGTTTAATTGTTTCACCTTAATTCATTGAAAATGAACTACTTAGTTTCTGACCTTGATGTCGAAGACATCAGCCAAATCACCATTTCCTACCCGCAGGACGCGACGCTCGACTCCGCGACCTTCAGCGAAGCTGTCGCTTTTCTTGACTCCTTCGTTGATAACGAAGAGGACGGCGACAAACTCCGAATGCTGTGGGACTTGCAAGGTCTGAAAGACCTCCTGCATGACGCAACAGCGGGCGCTGTGAAGATGGCCATCTCCCCAAGCTTGCTTGCCATTGGAAGCGGTTGCTCCATCGGCTAATCCTTTAGAGAGTCTTAGTATATCTCTCTCTCTGAACGTAGTGAAGAGAGAGATATACAAGACACTCTTAGACAACAATTTTTCAAACTTCAATTCAAACCCCATTCCTATGGATAAGCAACTGCGCCGTCAGCTCATCGCTGACCTCCTGACCTCTTCTTTCGACCTCGACCTCCTCACCTGCACTGCTGTGTGGGACGAGCTGACCTGCGACGAGCAGATGACCTTGGCTGACCTCATCGACTGCTGATATGGACACGAAGCCATGCTCCATCTGCCTTGCAGATTTTGTGCCCACCGACGAAAGCGCGGAAAGCAGGCACACTTGCGAAGAATGCCAACAGGCATTTCAGGTACACTGACGAGTCCTGACTGGACGAAACGCCGTGAGGCGTCTGTATCAAACTTCAAATTCATCTACGATGACAATCAAATCCTTATACTTCCTCGTTCAAGAGAGCGAGGGCTTCAGCGTCCGAGGCGAAGACCTCCTCACCTATGGAGGCGTGGACGGCTATGCCGTCGGTGGTGCAGAGCCAGCGGTGGGCGCGTTCAAGTGCAAGAACGACGAACTCTCGTTCCGAACCTTCAACCGAGAAATGAACCGACTTCAGTCGGTGGTGAGTGACCCCAACCAAGTCATCGGAGCGTGGGTGGATGTGGTCGAAGACCCCGCAGGTATAGCTTACCTCGAACTCTCTGACGTAGTAAAGTCCAAGCAAGTGGCTCTCGAACTTGCCAAAGCGCGGGGTGAGAAGGCCATCTACGATTTTGCCAACTCTGAAGCCATCTACCTATGAATATGTACAGGTACATCACCTACTTTGGGCGCGACCGCGACGATTGGACAGCCCACTACCTCTACGCCCCGAGCGTAGACGTAGCCCGCGATGATGCCCATGATTTTTGGGCAGGTACGGGTCAGACCGTGAAGAACAACAGCTTCCAAGTTGTTGATAATGAATAACTTAAACCCTTTCACATGAACAAGAAGATGAACCTCGCGTTCCTCGCGTTCCTTGCGTGGATGGCTACGCTTTTTGTGGTGGCTCTCCTCCAATCTTAATAGAGAGTGTTAGTATATATACTCTCTCTGAACGTAGTGAAGAGAGTATATATACAACACCTCTCAATGTCAAACTTCAAATCCAATTTCAATGGGATTCATTGCAACAACATCAACCACACAAAATCAAATGTGTGAGTACATCGCACAACGAATCGTCGAAGGACGAGAGTTTTGCCACATCAACTACAAGATGGTTTACTTGCCATCACCACAGCGTTCAGGGACGTACACACAACAGCGGACATACGCCCTGCTCAAAGCGCGTGAGATTGTCGAAACCATGAAAGCCCCAACGACATGACACAAGAACAATGCGAATCAGCAGTCAAGGCACTGCAAGAAGCGGGTCACCACGCATCCCATGTGATGGGTGCTCCTGACGACCACGGCGTGTGGATTGAGGTGTGGAACAACGACCTCGGTGATTGCCATGAGTTCCGCATCCACGACGAAGAAATCGAATGGTGGGGAGTAACCAACTCATTGAAGACATGACACAACACGAACGACTTTCCCTCCGACAAACCCACTGCGGTAGCTTTGAACGTGCTCTCATCGAGGCGTGGTTCAAGGCAGACATGATTAACAAGAACATCCTCGAAGAGGCATTCAAAAACACAAACTTCAAACTGACATGAAAGACATCAAAGACATGACAAACGGGGAGTTCATGGAACACCTCATGACTGGGTACAACAAGCACGGGGCACTCGTGCAGATGGTAGTCCTTGACTGCCTCCAACGTGGTCTTGACCACTACATCTCACACAAGGATGAACTCCTTGCCGAGGATGCACGAATCCGTGAGCAGGGTAAAATCTCCCTCATCAACCACGAGGCATGGGTCTCATGCTGTGAGGACACCAAACAACGAATCGAAGAAAAGTACTCATGAAAGTAACACTCGGAGACAATCAAGTAGCCATCCTCGACTACTCTACACGAGAGGTGGACATCATCACCATCGCCAACCTTGACGACGTTGAGGATTTGGAATCAACACTATACGAACTTGGGTACAACCCATCTGAAATCTTATACATGACATGAAAGACATCATCGAAGTAATCGTCGAACTCTCCCGTATGCAGGGACAGGCAATCGATCGCGCACAGGCAGAGGCCATCAACACTGCCGTAGAGAAAGCCCACGACAAATGGCAAAACGAACAAAAGGATTTGGTTGATTGAAGTTTGACCAAGGGGGTGCTTGGTGAAACGTCACTACACCCCCACCTTTTTCAAGGGAGCGCAGTCGGTGCGT